TCACCACCGTTATCAGTAACACTGATGTGAGCTCTTGTTTCACTTGCACTTGGGCCTGTATAATCTATAACACCTGTGCTGTTATCATAACTTAAAGAACCGTCACCACCGTTATCAGTAACACTGATGTGAGCTCTTACTTCTGTACTGCTAGGTCCTGTGTATGTAAATACACCAGTTGAATTATCATATGTTAATGAACCATCTCCACCTGAATCTGTGACACTTAAATGAGCGGCAACTTCGGCTGTGCTTGGTCCTGTGTAAGTAATTACACCAGTACTATTATTATATGCTAAACTTCCATCTCCACCAGCATCAGTAACACTTACTGCTGTTCTAATATTTGATGTTGTTGGAATCGAGAAGTAATCTGATCCATTGTTTGTGAACTGCCATACATCTGCACTTTCGTCCCATTGTAGTTTAACATTAGTTGATGTTCCACGTTCTACTTCAATACCAGCGTCTTCAGAAGGGGTACCTGCTTCGTTGTTATTAAGTATAATAATGTTGTCATCTACTGTCAATGTTTCTGTATTAACCTGAGTTGTTGTTCCGTTTACAGTAAGGTTACCACTTAAAATAACATCATCTGTAAATGTTTTAGCACCACCAACTGATTGTGTTCCTGATGTTCTAACAACTGTAGCATCAACGGCTATATCATCAGCATTTGCTGTGATACCATCACCACCTACAACATTAAATGTTCTACTAGCAGTAATATCACCGCCACCAGTTAAACCTGTTCCTGCTGTTAATGAAACACCACTATGGTCAATATGTTCGTTTGATACAAATCCACTTAGGCTATCATGAACAATGTCACCGTCTGTGGTTGTTATTGTTCCACTTGATATAGTAATACCTGTTCCGCCTGTAAAGTGAGCTCTTACTTCACTTGCACTTGGGCCTGTGTAAGTAAGTGTTCCACCACTATATGCTAAACTTCCGTCTCCACCTGCATCACTTACTGTAAGTGCCGCCTGTGCTCTAGCATCTGTAAAGAACAAGTTGCTTGTACCTTCAGTAATGTCATCTGTATCACCACTTAGTTCACTTAATGCATCTGCTGTATCAACTTGTGCATCAACATAGGCTTTGTTAGCCGCATCGTTATTTTGTTGAGGAGTTCCTACATTATTAATGTAGTTACTGTTCATATCAATATTACCACCTTGCTCAGTAGCACCGCCACCTGCTGTAGTAATTGATTTACCAGCACTTAAAACTATGTTTGATTTAAGTTGAATGTCTCCACCTGATGTTAATTCAATATCACCTGATCCTGAAGTTAGGATACTAATATTTTGGTTTGCATCAGCACTAACCTGAATTGTACCTGAATTGTCTGATAATACTTGTTGTCCATTAACATAAAGTGATCCTGGTCCTACATATACATCTTTCCAAACTTTAGTAACACTACCTAAACTGTAAGTGTTGTTTGATGCTGGAATAATATTTGCGTCCCAACCTGAACCTGTGTCAAAGTATGCTGTATTAACTGCTACATCATCTGCATTAACAGTTATACCATTACCTGCTCCAACTACTAATGTTGCATCACCTGAAGTTGCATCGCCGGTTAAACCTGCTCCTGCAACAATACCTGTGATATCACCTTCACCTAATGCTGTAATCTCTGAATATTTTGCCAGTCTATGTCCACCTTGTGTTGAACCATCGTGAACAACGACTGTATTGTTTGTTGTGTCGATCGTTATCTCACCTGCTAGTCCAGTAAAAGAACTATGCTGGGAGGCTGTACCTCGACGTCTTTGAATTGCTGTTGCCATTTTTTAACCCCTAATATTTACTTATTAGCAAAATTTTATATAATGTATTTATCATTATAACAATATTCGCTGTTCTAATTCGTCATTTAAGTCCCTTATCTTTATCCAGGAACTTCTTATGTTTTGTCCTCTATACATGTTCACTGTACCTTTTAATGCTACCAGTGTCCATCCTCTTTTAATTCTTGGTGTGTAATCCTTATCTGCATCGTAAGTTTTAGATAACAACGGTCTTTTTAAATCTTTACCGTCTTCATCAGTCTCATAAATTATGGCATCTTCTGGTAAGGCAAAACTAGGACTTAAACTTGATACATATTCACTATGTAATACTCCTGAATCGTCTTTCCATTCTACAACTTTATATTTAAGGTAGTCCGTTTTGTCTACATTAAATTTATCTTGCCAAATATTCCAACCTGTGTTACCTATAACTGCCGCACTTTCAACTACTACTCCAATTATACTTTCATTATCATCATTAGCATCTATAAGTCGGCCATCTGCATTTATGGCAACCGTAAATCCTGTTCTATCTTCGTTCTGTGGATTACCATCTGCCCATTCAAATAATTCTGCATAACCTGAACTATTACTAAAAAATCCTTTGTGTGTGAAAGTTTCGCCCTTTCCATTTACTCTAAACATACTTGCTTGAATATCTTCATTGCAATTATTTTTAGCATCAATAAAATTATATGCGTCACTTACATCTGATGCATGTTGTAAATTAATAACATTTCCTGCATTATACTTACTCGCAGTAATTATATTAAATCCGTCTACATCAAAATCATTATTGTAAGCAGTAAATAAACTATTATCAGGATCTTCATTTGTACCTAACAAAACTTTTCCTGTACTACCTACATTAAACCCTTGTCTATTTCCAGTACTTAATGCTCTGAAAATAAATGTATTTGTATCGTCACCATCTCCCTCTACTATTAGTCCTCTTGTACTACCTACACCATTTGTAGGTATGGGAGATTTACCTGCACCTTTCATTCTAAAATGTGCTGTACCATAGCCAGTTGTTCTTGGCGATCTGTTACCAAATGCTAAAGCACCGTTTTTTGTAACAGTAAACACAACATTATCTTCTCCTGACTTACTAACAGTTATTCCATCTGTTGTAGCAGAAATATCAACTAAATTATTAGACAAATTTAATGCCTGTGTTTCTCCTGCACTAACACTTTTAATTTGTGCAATTTTTTTATCAAATTCTTTCTTAAACTCTGCTGATATCTCAGCTCTTAGCAAATCCATATCTACAAATGCATCTGCTGTGGGTTCTGGATCTTCAGTCTCTGCTCCCCACATTAAAAAACTTTCATCTATTTGGCTTTGCAACTCTTTCTTTAATTCTTTTTTAAGTGCCGCCTTTAATTTTTTTACATCTATTTCCGAAGATGTTTCTTTAACTGCTTCTTTCTTTGCTACTACTTTCTTTTCTGTCTTCGTAGCAGACTTTTTTGCTCTTGGCATGTGTGTTCCTGTTTAAAATTAACTTACTACTGCTCTATCTGTTATCCTTCTCCAGTTACTGCCATCACTAAATGCCATAACTGAACCGCCAGTTTCATCTGAAACATATATCATTTGTCCTGGTTGTGCCGCACTTGGAAGTGATGATACTGTAAAACTGTCGCCTGTTGGTCCAAAAATATCATTTAGATATTCAAAGTCACCAATTGCTGGAACTATTCCTGCTTCGTTTACTGCACCATAGTCTATAGTTATATTTGCTGAATTTGTAATACTACCATAATCTGTTATTGGTTGGAAAACAACACCCTCAACTACACCAGTGTTTGTGGATTGTGAGGTAACATTACCTAATGTAATGTCTCCAGTAAGTTTAGCATCTATGGCACTATTTGCTCTTGCTGTTGTAAAATATACATTTGTTGAACCTTCTGATAAGTCGTCTGTATCATTGTCATCTAAATCAACCTTTACAGAACTTTCTGCTTTTGTACTTCTGTTTTTTGCTTTGGATTCAAATTTACCGTCTGAACCTTTTCTTAAAACAATTTTATCACTACCACTTCCTAGTTCAATTTCATCAACAACTAGTTTCCTTTTTACACTACTATTAGCAGTATCAGAGAAATCTATTTCATTATCTGATGTAACACTAATTGCTGTTGTGCCTAATTTTATGGTATTGCCACTTAGGTATAAATCTTTCCATCTTGCTGTATCAGTACCTAAATCGTATGTTACGTTTGCACTTGGTACAACATTACCTGTTACTATTGTTTCTGTACTACTAATTTTAAATGTTTCATTATTACCATTAGCAGATAGTGTTAGATGTCCTTGTGCTCTGATTCCAAAATTGGCTGTTCCGCCATTTGTTATTAATGCTTCTGAATTTCCAATGTACCCTGTTTCTGTTCCGCTATTTTTAAATACAGTAACAGGACCATCGTTATTTGTTGAGTCAAGAACTAAAGCATTTTGATTTGATGTGGATACATTAATATCACCTGTTACAGTAGTTGTCGAGCCCTGTACTTTAAATACTTCTGCATTATTACTTGCATTATAAACTTTAAATATTGGGTCTGAACCGGAACCGTTATCTCTTACTCTTAACTGGGTAGCAGTTCCATTACTGTGGGTTACATCTAAATATGCACCACTAAATTTTAATGTTGGGTTTGTTCCTAATCTTAAACTACCGTTTACAAATAGTTTGTCATTTGAACTAGTTGAGCCGACGGAGACTGTATCGTTACTGCTGTCTACAAATAATGTACCAGAGTCAACGTTCAAGTCTGCTAAAGTACTTCCTACACTTACCCAGGCATTATTATATACCTGCAATGTTGAATTAGAACTATCTATATAGATATCACCGTTAGAGATACCGCTATCGGGTAATGTGCCAGATGATATTTTTGAACCTTCAGAGGTTTTTCCAATCTGAAATTCAGACTGCGTGGTACCCTTAAAATTTCCAAAAATCGCCATACTTTATTATCCAGGTCAGTTCTAGGAGTTGTGATAAGGACACCATGCCTTAAGAACCCTAGTCTGTGTCCTCATGATATTCATGAGTGACGACACAGTCTTCTCCGTCTACATATATTTATCTTTTTATACTGTTTTAAGTGGTTTACTTAGTTCTTCCCAACTGGTTTCGAAATCTGAGTCGCCATCTGCATAACCCATTACACCTAGTTTTTCATATTCAGGTATAAGTTCGTCAGTTAGTAGTCCTATTCTTTTTAGGTTGGGCATTATTCGGCTGAATAATACATCTTGGAATTGTGCTTGAAACACATTTGTTTTATTATATTCTTCTGTAAACTCTAAGTCCATACCATATTTTTCCCAAACATCATATGCTCTCAATCTGTTTCTGCTTACAGTACAGGCCTCTAAGGCAAATTGTGCCCTGTCGTTACGTTCTTCTTCTGTGAGTGTTTTTACATACTCTTCTAAATAGTTTACACCAAACGTAACGTGCCTGGCTTCGTCTCTGATAATGTATCCTACCATTTCCTTGTACACAGGATCGTTACTGGCATCTTTACTTGCCTGAAAGGCGGCAAGTGCCAATCCTTCTATAACAATTTGCATACCTATAAACTTTAAATCCCAACGTGGATCAGTTAATATTTTATCCAGCAATCCTTTTAGGGCTCTGCCTATGGGCCAAGTTTTTTGTATTCTGGTTTGTAAATATTTGTTAAATGCTTCTACATGTCTTGCTTCATCAAATGTTTGTGAAGCCGCATACAGTTTTGCATTAAATGTAGGAGCACAACTGGCCAACTGACTTGCTACTAATAAAGCACCTTGTTCGCCATGTAAAAATTGACTGATGCTCCAAGCATTCAAATCTCTGATAAACTCTTTGCGTTTGTCATTATCCCATTTAGCATACTCAGGATGTTTACCCCATTGATTGTTTTCAAAGTCAAATTCTTCATCTGATAATGGTTTAAACTCCGGAGACCAATCAACATCAACTTCAGCATTCCAGTTTAACTGTTTGCCTAGTTCGTAAAGTTTTTTTACACGATTGTCTTGTACAGTATAATCCCAATTATATGCACCTGTTAGTGGAGTTTGAAATATTTCCACAATGTCTGTGGGTTCAAGTCCTGTTGGATATTCGTCCTCGTGCAGAACAATTTCCGTAGGAGTTTGGCCTTTAATGATTTTCATAATAATATTTATCGATGTTTACGACGCAAACATCAGTTTTTAAACTATAATTTCGATAATGCCTGGTTGTGCATCAGTTTTACTTTCTAATGCTCTACCAACTATTTGTAACGGACTAAGAGTATGTACTGATGCACCTACCATTGCGTATCCTGGAGTATCACTTGCAACAAGTACATCTCCTTTGTTTACATTTCCAATTACTTTACATGGTACTCTACCACGTAATGCTACTGCTACACCGTTTGCTTGACTGTTCATTAAGTATGCTGGGTCTGTACTAACAACACCTACTACTTTGTAACTTCCGGCTTCATCTGTTACTGTGACTTCTTTTTCGCCACCTATAACTAAAACAGTACCTGGTTCATAGTCTGCGTCTGCTTCGTATTTCTCAGCCAAATCCGCATATTGGGCCTGTGTTGCTGTTGCAGTAATTGTGCCTGCCGCAAAATTACCTGAGCCGTCTCTTACAACTGCTCTACTGGCAGTATTAGTACTTGTGAAAGTGGTTGTGTCTGACAAGTCAACAGTTAATGTTGCACTACCACTTGTAGCACCACCTGTTAAACCATTACCTGCTACAACGGCTGTAATATCACCTGTTGTGGTTGAATAACCATAACTTAAAATTTTATCTTCTATTGCGGCAGATGTCATTAATGACGTATCATTATTTGCAAAAGTTTCACCACTTGTTTGTAATGATCCTCCTGCTAATTCTGAAACTGTTAGTCCAGTAACATTAAATTGTGTTCCTGATAAACTTAATCCTGTTCCAGCAGTATATGTTGTGTTAGTATTTGTATCTACCCAAGGTACATTTACAAATGCTTTTCCACTGGCTAATTCTACAGGGTAGTTTTGGCTATTTTCTGTATATCCAACCTTTATACCACCATATGCTGAACTTGTTGCTTCTATTACATCTAATGTAACTGCTCCACTTGAACCGCCGCCTGATAGTCCAACTCCTGCTGTAACACTTTCTATGTCACCAGCATCGTTAGTAAAACTAAATACACCAGTTGAACTATTATAGTTTAAATCGCCACTAGCACTAAACAGTCCTCTGATTGTAGCATCACTTCTGTCTGAATCTGTAAAACTAAATGCACCAGTACTGCTGTCATAACTTATGTCACCACTGCCACTAAACATTGCTCTAATTTCTGCTGTATCGGCTGTAATGACTCCTGTTGAGTTATCATAATTTACACCACTGCTACCACTAAATAATCCTCTTATAGTAGCATCACTTCTATCTGAATCAGTGAAACTAAATTGTCCAGTACTGCTGTCATAACTTATGTCACCACTGCCACTAAACAACCCTCTAATAAATGAACTGTTTGCATTAAGTGTAACATCTCCAGATGTACCACCACCTGTTAAACCTGTTCCTGCTAATACTGAAGTTATATCTGCTGTATTTGTATTTACAATACTAATAGTATTACCACTATGTGTAATATCTATTCCTGTACCACCGTTGAATATAATTTGTTCTGTACTACTAACAGTAAAAGGACTTCCAGTCTCTGTATCAAATTTCCAATTACCATAATTATCTGCTGTACTTGTAAATTGACCTGTGCCACTATCGTAACTTAATGTACTTCCATTTGCACTAAATTCACTTCTTATTTGGCTTTGTGAAACACCAGAGTAACTAAATTGTCCTGTGCTACTATTATATGTGAATGTTCCGTCACCTGCATTATCCACGGCACTAAAGGCACCTCTAATTGCAGATATGTCACCTTCAACTGTTACAACATTAGCATTTTCTGAAACACTTGTATATGTTCCACTACTTAAACTTTTAACACCATGATATGTAACATTACTTGCTATTCTGTTTCCAGCATATAAATCAATTTCTCCTGTGCCAACATCTTCAACACTACCAACACTTGCTGTTGGAGTAATCTGTTTTGCAACACCGTCTATATAAATGTATGCTTCGTTACCATCTGAATAAATTGCGTTTGCTTCTGTTGTTGCAGTTGTAGGTACTACTAGTTTACCTGTAAATGTTTTATCACCTGCTAAACTTTGATTTCCTGTTGTTCTTATAACAGTACTGTCTACATCTATTGACCCTGAAGTATAATCTATTCCGTCGCCGCCACTTAAATAGGCGTCCATGGCACTATTTGCTCTTGCTGTGGTATAATATAAATTGCTACCTTCTGTTAAGTTTGCGGTTGTAGAATTTGTTTCATCTAATAATTTGATCCAGTTGCCGCCATGTGCAAAATATCCTTTTCCTGTAGCATGTACATGAGCAAACATTCCGTGATATGTACTCGCACTAGGAAGATCTCCTTCCGTACTATACATGTTACTATATAAAATTTTTCCTGTTGTAACTATATCGCTTGTTATACCACTACTAAAGTCTGAAAGTGTAAGCATATTGTTATCTGATGAGCCGTCATTACTAAACTGCCATCTGCTAGTTCCATCGTCCCACATTAAATATGCATTTGCAGGTGTACGCTCTACTTGAATTTTTGCGTCTCTGTTTGAACCACCTTGGTTTAGATAAATGTTATTATCTGTTATAATTGAATCTGTTTGGGTTACTGTATCAATATTTGTTGCTGTGATATTTCCAGCAAATGTTATATTACCTGGCAATGTAGCACCTGTTAAGTCAACTGTGCCTGTAAATGTTTTAGCACCACTTATTGTTTGTGTGCCTGTTGTTTGGACTACAGTATTATCAATAGCAACTGTTCCACTTGAGATATCTATACCTGTTCCGCCTGTAAAGTGAGCTCTTACTTCACTTGCACTTGGGCCAGTATATGTAATTACACCAGATGTACTATTGTATGCTAAAGAACCGTCTCCACCTGAATCTGATACTGTAATATTTGATCTAACTCTTGATGTAAAATCTGTAATTTGTGAACTAGGGATTGCTATAGTAACATTACTTGACGATGATATTCTTCCGCCACCGTCTACTACTATTTGAGGAACTGCTGTAGCACTACCAAACTGTCCTGCTCCTCCATATTGGCTTAAAGATACAACTCCGGATGAATTATTATATTCTACACCCAAACTTCCTGATAAAACACCTCTTGCTGAAGTTGTAAAATCAGATACTTGTGATGATGTAATACTTACTGCTGTTTCACCTGCGGCTGTAAGTAGTCCTTTTGCATTTACTGTAAAGTTTGGAATTGTCGCGGCATCACCAAAACTTCCTGTATTACTGTTTACTGAATCTAATACTAATGGTATTGTTGCTGTATTTCCTGAACCTTGAAATTGTGCTTGGCCTGTAGCATCTCCTGATAAAACAACTGTAACCAAATCAGTAAACATTGTGGCTTCACTAGCCACACCTGATACATTACCAAAAAATATGTTACCCTGAATGTTGGCACCGCCCGCCACTGTTAGTGTTTGGCCTGAACCTATTATAATATTACCTTGTAGATTAGGCTCAACAACCATGTTGCCGCCATCAATAAAACTAATGTTTGCAAAAGTATTATTACTGTTAAGTGTCAGTTTTGCTGTTGTGTTTTCACCATCAGAGTTGATAATAAATTCTTCAGCCGCAACTCTGTTTTCATTAATAGTTGTACTGACCTGTGTTACATTACCTTCAACGGTTAGGTTACCCTTAACTGTAAAGTCATCTTGAGCATTTATATAGGTATTGTTTGTAGCCATTTAGTATAATCCTTTAATATATAAAGACTATTTATCATTTTTAACATATAGATTTTTTAGTCAAAAAAAGAGGACTTAAAAAGTCCTCTTTTAATGTTTCTAGTTGAACTAGTAACTGGTCTACTTTGAAACCGGTAAGTCTTTCGGCTTACTGGAATGCAACGTTACTTAAAGTAACTGCATCAACGTAGTCTGCCGCATTACCAAGAGATGAAGCAGTATTTGTAAGTTCTTTATAACCGTATCTGGTCATGAAACTTACTACTGGTTCAAAACTGCTTGGATCCATTACTGGGCCTGTGCTCATTAATGGGATATATGGGCAGTAGAATGCTGGAGCATCAGTTTCGCTTGATCCTTTGTAACCAACAAGTACTTTAGTACCGTCAGCCGCATAGTTGTCAGCAAAAACTTTGATAGAACCGTTAAGAGTACCAACAAATTTAGTATTTGTAGGTGCTTCAAAAGATCCTTCAGTTGTTCTAGCAAATGTTGAAGTTGACGCACTTTGTAGGATTGTCAATGCTTCTGGAGAAACAACAATGTAGTTACCAGCGCCACGTCTTGTTCTAGCCGCGATTCTGTTAGCCGCTCTGTTGATCTCAATAGCCAAAGCCGCATGTCTGTCACCAACGTAAATACTTGTTCCACTTAGTGAACTAAAGTCTAAAGTTGTTCCAGCACCTGCTAGAGTTCTTAGTGAACCGATAATTTCTTGGTCGATTTCAACTACGATCTCTTGTGCTAAAGCCTGCATAATTTCTGCTTCAACGTCAACGCCGTGCATACTTTCTGCATCTTGAGCCGCCTCAAAAGTCCATCTTGCTGATAACCTTCTGGTTTTCGCTTCAACAGTTTCTTTTAAGATCTGAATGCTCATTTTTCTACCTGCTTGTCCTTCAGCAGTTGCCGTAGCATCTGGAGAACCTGCATAAGTACTAGCAAGTTTAAAAGGACTTAAAGCCTCGTCACCTGCTGTTGCTCCACCACCAGTTTCAGAATATCTGACTCTTAGTGTGTGGATTTGCCCTACTGGACCAGTCATAGGTTGAACACCTACTAGTTCGTTAGCAATAACAGAAGGCATAACCCTTCTAATTAGTGGTAACATAACCTTGTTTAATGTCGCTACTGAACCTGCACCTGTGGCACCTGCTGTTGCGGCCTCGGACAAATGTCTCTTTGTATTTTCGAGGACAACATCTAGACTAGATTTTCTGTTTCCAGAAAGTCCTTCTAGTAAAGCGTCTTTAGTTGCGGACCAGTTGCTTTCAAATAAGTTTGCCATTTTTATAACTCCTAATTATTTTGAAAGTCCGGCTAGTTTGCGGATCATATCAATTTCTACTATATCATCCGCTTTCTCGTCGGCATCTGCTTTAACAACAATTGCCTTATCGCCAGTGTGTTCACTGACAACGGATTCTGATAATGTTTTCTTAACTCTTGGTGCTTCTCCATCCAATACTGAAGGTAAGTACTTATTAAAGGACTCTTCCAGTTTGTCTGTTTTTACACTTTCAAGTAAATCTAACATCAATTCTTTCTTCTCTTTACCTAGTGGTGCCATTAGACTGTTCAATGTTTCCTTACGGTTAATTGTGTCTTCTGCAATTCTTAATTTAGATTCAGTTAATTTAACTGCATCTTCTTTCTCAGCAATTTCTTGCTTAGATTCATTAAGTTTTGTTTCCATTTCAGTAATTTGTTTTTGTATTTTCTTGATCTCTTTTGCTTCGTTTAAGTAACTAGTACCGTATTCGTTAGCAAAGGCTTCAAAAATTCTACGACCAAAGTCGTTTTCACGTGCATTAGTAATATCATCACGGAAAGATTTAACTTCATTAGTAATAGTTTTGTTGACAACTGTTTCCACTTTGTCAGCCGCTTTCCTAATGAAATCCATTTTGGCTTCTGCTAATTGCTTCTTGCCTTCTCTTACCATTTTGACTTTTTGTTCTACTAAAGATTTTTTATCTTCGTGGAACTCTGATAGTTCACTAGCCAATTGCTCAGTTACAAAATTATCTAATTTTGCAACGTGCTCAGTTGTTCTAGCTCTATCTGCTCTTAGTTCTTTAACTTCTTTAGCAACCATTTCAGTTACAAATTTGTCAAGTACTTTAGCATGTTCACTAATTGCTTTCGTGTATTTTACTCTGTCGTTTGCAAGGGACTGTTTTTCTTCTGCAATTTGAGAAATTTCTGCTTCAACTTTTTCAGAAATAAATTTGTCTACTGCTTCAACAATCTGACTTTTGTCATGATCATATCTTTGAGCAAATTCTTCTCTAAGTTCCGCTGTAAGCTCTTCTCTTGCTTCAGAAATTTTACCTTCCCATGCTTCTTGAAGAGCAGATTTAACATCTTCTGTTAGCTCTGCATTCTCAAGTAGTTCTGTAAAATTCACTGCCATAGTAGTCTCCTACTTATATTTTTAATTCATTGATGAAACCAGTGATTGCTTTCATCAAGTGTTTTTCTGCACTTTTATCGTGTGTTAATGCTGAAGCGGTATCAAACATCTGTGCACCGCCATGCATATTAAATAAACTCTCATATATAGTCTTTGGGTAGGCATCAGGGGCACTTGGTTGCGCCACAATGTCTACTGTTACGATGTCGAAGTCTGAAACACGTCCACTTTCGTTTACGTTTCCTGAACCTCGGCTACTAACACCAAGTTTTGCTCCCGCCTTTAACAATGCTCTTGCAATGTTTCCCATAGGTGTTTCTATAATTTTAAGTTTGCCTAAACCGTTTGAATCATCGCAATACAAATCTGTAATGATATGACTTACACGGTCCAAATTTATTTGTAACTCTTCAGGGTGATCTAACTCACCCATCACAGTCTCGCCTTTTGCAAGACGTTCTTTTACACTTTCACATGCCTTTGCTATCTCTTCTTTAGGATAAACTCTTCCATTCTGATTTTTTACGTCGCCCTGGATGAATAAACCTTTCATAAACAAGTCCTTACCGTCTTTGGATTCCATTATCTGGACTCCAGACTGCTCGGGACTCATATATTCGTATAACTTGTTAGCCATGCAATTTCCTCAAACTATTAAAAGTAATTAAACTTTCTTAGGTTCTACTTTAATGTTGTCTGATGGTGTGTGATCTTTTGCTGAATCGCCGTGGTTGCCTTCGCCGCCATCGTTGATTTTAACAGGTGAACCTGATGCTTCAACTTTTGATCCGCCACTTGGAAGTGGTGCATCTTTGTTGTCGTCTGCAGGTGCACTTGGAGCCGCTACATTGTCAGATAATTTAGTTGCTTCTTCAACAACTTCATCTTCTTCTGCAACTTCTTCATCTAGGTCATATTCAACTGACTCTAAATCAAGTTCGTCTTCCATGTCCATTTCTGCTTCATCTTCATCTTTAGGCTCATCGTCACCTTCTTCGTCAGCAAGTAATTTTTCAAATTCTGCTTTAAGGTCTTCAAGCTCGTCTTCAATGTTGTCAACTTTATCTTCTAAGTCTTCATCATGTGATTCTTCATCACCTTCTGCTTCGTCTTGCTCGTCGCCTTCAATTTCTTCTTCGTCTTGAAGAATTTCTTGTGTAAAGTCTCCAGCAGGGTCAACATCGCTGATTTCTTCTTCAACTGCTTCTTCTTCGTATTCTGCTGTTTCTTCTACAGCCTCTTCCTCAGATTCTTCTGATTCTTCAACTGCTTCTTCTTCTGATTCTTCTGATTCTTCAACTGCTTCTTCTTCAGAAACGTCTTCGTCTAAAACTTTCTCATATTCTGCTCTTGCTTTTGCAACAACATACTCATGAAGAAGCTCTTCCGCTTTTTCGTTTTCTTCAGCAAGTAGAAGTTCAAGAATGTTTTCTAATTGTGTTCTTGATTCTGACATTGTGGTCTCTCCAATTTAATAAATTATTGCACACAGAAACGTATGTTTCAGATGTGCCTGTTATATACTTATAGTAATACTGTGTTTTTATGCTTAAATGGGCTCAAAACGAGCCGATTAGTGTGCTTCAGTGTGAAAAACTGTTATGAGTTGTGTTTTGCAATGTTATTTATCATTTTATAATTATGTTGCAGTATTTCGCACATTTCTGTGGAATTCATTATTCTATGTAGTTCTTTTAAAGATTTAGTTTGTATTATGCGTTTGTTTTCTTTTAAAACCTTTTCTATTCTGACTAAATGGTCTGCTTCTTCATCATAACTTTCATCAAACAACACACCATCAAAAGTTTTGAATCCCATTTCCTTCAAGTAATGCAAAGATCTATAATTTCCTATCAGTAAAAAGGGCCGTTTGTAGTATATACTTCTCCATAATTTTTCTGTAAAAAATACATCTAAAAACCAATCTGGTGATTCTAATCCTGTATTTGTTTCAGTTATTAAATCATAATATGTATTGTCAAATACTGAATTAAAGTCTTTGGTGTTTTCTTTTACATAATGAAAGTAATCATTTGTATCAGAGATTCCATCAGCACTTTCACCTATCCAGATAAAAGAACAAATACCTTTATCTAGCAAATCATTATACATCAGATATTCCCGAGCCATTTCCCTGTGGGATCTACATGCTCTATTTAAACTGGAATAGTACTTGGGTTTTATGAGGTCAGTATTAGTTTCAACATATTCTTTATGCATTTCTACTGTTTGACGCAACCAGAAGTCTTTATATTCTACTTTTTTAAAAGGTTTTATGCCCTGGAAATGCGTTAAAAACCGTGAGTATGCCCTATATACTACAAGATTTCCTGTATATAAAGTAACATTTTCTGGCTTAATTTTTGCATTTTCCACTATTTCATGTATAGTTTTAAATATGTTTTTGCTGGAATCAAAGTAAGAATTACTTTCAGTACTATAGTCTATTACAACCTGAGTATTAGAGTCACACTTTGTTAATTGTGCTTCGAGCCTAGGTGTTAAGGGTTTACCGTCGTTTAATATTTCGACGTATAATTTAGATAATGCCACCAGTACCAGCATCTGTTGGTGCTTGATACATCACACTAACAAACTTCTTGTGTTCGATATCTTCAGCACGTTTGATAGCTCTTACTTTACGCAATTTGTTTAACTGCTCTAAAGTAAGTTTAGGCTTTCTTCTTTCCTTGGCGTTTGCTTTCTGGAAATCATCAAATTCTGGATTGTAAAATTCGTTAAGTCTCATTATATAGTCTCTGGTGGTGTTCCTGCTCCTACTTGCGGAATAACTCCTGCATCAGTATTTAGCGGATCTTCTAAAGGATCTGCCATTGGTATCTGATCAGGGTTTAATTCCATATCTGGATTTACTGCGGCGTCTGGCTCTGGCCTGATACCTATATTTCTAAGGTCTGCTGGAGTTTTGTCATCTGCAAATTTTTCGTATTTGTTTTCTTCTCTCCACATTTCCTCGTTTTGTTTAATTTCCTGATCAGTAAGTCCAAGGAACTTCTTCATTTTAAACTGATTAGCCAAGAACGGTATTGCGGCAACGGTGTTATACAAATTAGCTCTTTCTGTATCTAATTGTAAATCTCTATAACTACTAAAGTTCATTGGAACATTGAACTTAACGTCAAAGTCACCACTATCAATCTCTATTCCTCTAAATTTGAGGAACAGTTTAAACTCTCTGTCTAAATCTTCTTGTATTTGTTTTTGCAGTCTTTCTACATATCTAGCAAATCTGTATTCCTGAATATAAGCAATACCTACTTTGCCGTCATTATATGTTGCACTTCCATCTTCTGGTCCTGTTGGCAAATAACTTGCTGGTATTCTTAAACCACGTAACAGTTTATTATTAAAATACCTTAGATCATCTATTTGTCCCAAGTTTTCACCACCTGGTAATGTATCAACTTTACTGCCTCTGCCTTCTGATGTTGCGGCAAAGAAATAATCTTCCAACATACTCATTGGATTATAAGCGGCATCAATTACGTTTTCGCCATTCTTGTTTTTGTTAGGTACACGTTTTTGCTGTACTTCATATTTAATTTGTTCCAAATACTGCCTTGCCTTATGAGGGGGCATATTACCTACGTCGATAGTGAATACCCGTCTTTCAGGTGCTCTGTGTACCCTGTAAATAATAATAGAGTCTTCAAGCAACTCCTTTTGCTTAAAAACTTTGAATATTGGTTCTAAAATACTAATACCAAATGGCCAAGCATGATCCATACCCTCTGTTAAACTGATATGTACAACATGTTCTGCATCAACAGGCACACCTTGGTTAACACCATCTATACTGCCTGTTAAGTAACTGCCTTGGTTACTGGAATTATTAGTGTTGAGCATTTGGCCACTACCAGCACCATAAGGTGACTTATGTAGTGCGGCTGGATTAGTTGCTAATAGTTCTCCAAAATTAGGTGCTAAATTTTTAATAAAATATGTTTCAATCTTTTTACCAGCACTTTCATTTACAACAACTTTTTCTACATTAGCAGGGTCTGTCCAATACAGTTTATATGTTTGAGGGTCTCTTACAAAAAACTGATCTCCGTATTTTATTGTACTACGGAATATTCTAAATACTCTTTTATGAATTTCGTTAAGGTTACACCATTGCTGTAATGACTTAGAAAGAATTTTATCTTCTGTATCACTAGGTCTGCCTTTGTAATATACTCTTAATGGCAGTTTTGTATGCTCGTCTTCCTGTGTGCCAAACTCTGCAATAGTGTCTAAGGCCGCATTTATTTCCAAATCACTGTCCATTTGGTCATACTGCATATATCTCATTAATCTGTTTGGAGCACCAGCATAAACCTCAGGTAACCAACTAGCATATCTGCTAGATGCGGCTCCTGGACCGTCTGTACTTGTATTATTTCCAGTGACGTTTAGTGGTAATCCACTGTTATCAACACTTGAAAAATATTTCTTCCAACTCATAAATGCACCTTAATGTATTATATTACACTATTTATCGATTATTGTCAACTAAAATTTATTTACCTGGCTAGGTTATTGCTTATTAGATATTTCACCTAATATTCTATTAGACTTTTTAAGTGCTTCTAACTGTAAATCGTTTTGATTTGCTAATACATTTAATGTTTCTAAAAGATCTATATTAGTATCTGAAGTGCTTGAGTTATTTGTTGTATTATTAACAGTATTAGTTTGGCTACTGTTATCTGTGCTATTTTGACTTAATGATGGATCTAATGCTGTTGCACCTGCATTTGCGGCATTTGTGGCCATAGTTGCTTTAGCAACATCCATAATTTTAACAGGATCTGCTTCATTAGATAATTGTATAATTGCTTGTACTGGAGAATCAGCGCCTATTAGACTTGCAAAACCTTGTCCTATGGTGTCTAAAAATCCAGGAGTCATTGTTTCTGCAAAACTTTCCAATGCTAGTCCCATTGCATCAATACCAGTTGCTAGTCCCATAATATTTTGCGGGTCTAGACTTGATAAATCCGTTATTGCGGCTGTTGTGGCTTGTGTGGTTTTTACCATTGCATCTGCTTCAGCATTAATTTTGCCTACTTTCATTTCGCCATATTTTGCAATAACGTTCCCAATAGAGTTTACTATCCCTGATATGGAATCGCCCACACTCTCTATTACACTTCCTATGCCTTCAAATACACTTTTAATGGCTATACCAAATGACTCCACTACTGGTCCCACGCCATCTAGTATGCTTTTCATCATTTTACCAAATGCTTCAAAGCCTAAACTGGCTAATGAAAAGGCACCTGCTAATCCTATAACTGCTAGTGTTATTGCACCTAAACCTAATGCTACAGCCGGATTTGAAAATGCGGCTAATCCGCCTGCCATTGCTGTCATTCCTGCGGCCGCTCCTGCTCCGCCTTTGCCCAGGCCAAACAATCCACCTAGTGCTGAGCCAAGCATACTACCTAATTTAATGGCGGCAAAGGCAGTTGTAATACCTGCCGCAATATAGAAAGCAACTTTAGACCAGGGAACCTGATCTAGAGCATATTTTATACCTTCCAGTATTTTTGACCCGGCATCTTTGAGCATACTCATCAAAATTTCACCAATGCTCATGTTTTTAAACTGACTAAAATATCCCTTTAGGAAAACTATTGTGTCAGCAACCCAGTTTGCAAAACTTTGTATTCTAGGTAACAATTTTTCAGCAAGATCGGCTCCAAGATCTTTTAATTTTTCACTTGTTTTTCCTGCACCTGCCTCAAGGCCAAACAATTCCTTAACAACTGGTTGAAAAGCCTGTGTAACGCCTTTCAACAAATTAGCAAAATCATTTGAATTAGTAAAAACTGATCCAAATCCTTCTATAAAGGAATTAAAAGCGGCACTAAACTGTCCTTTTACTTTGTCTATAACTGCCTGAAAGACCTGGAATCCTTGCTGAACACCTTCCAGAGTATTTCCTTGTTTTTTCATTCTGTCTGCAGATTGTTCAAATTGAGTAATAGCATTCGCCATTGCTTTTGCTTGTTCATCTCCGGCCCTGGCTAGTAAGAACACCCTGTTTTTTTCTGCATCTGAAAGATTACCTAATTCGTTAGTAATAGCCATTGCGGCTTGCTCACCGTTTATCATTCCACTATTAAAGTCATTAATTACACGTTGCATGTTGTCTGATAATTGTGGCAATACTGTGATGAATCCAAAAGCGGCATCACTAAACCCTATTGCTCCCATGCTGGCCGCATCAATTATAGCCGCGGCTATTTCACCACCTGCTTCGCCGCCTGTTGCTCTCATAACAGATACAAATTCGCTTATGCCTGTTGTGAGTTGAGCTCTGATTTGATTGGGCATTCTTAAGAAACTGGCCATTAGCATTTCGTTATTACCTAAAACCTGTGCCGCAAAATCTCTCATAGCATCTGTACTAACACCTAATGCTTGTGAGTATATCTGTTGTGTTTTAGCGGTTTTGGCAATCTGATTTATCATGCTATTTCTTTGGCTAGCATCTAATCTGCCTAAATTAATTAAGTTTGTTCTTAATGTAATCTCATCACCAAATAACTTATTCGTTTGTTTTAAAGATAATCCAAGGTCTGAACCAAATACTGTAACTTGTTGGAACGACTGCATTAGAGCTGGCATCGATTTAGCACCTAAAATCTGTACTGCTTGAGCATTATCCCTCATAAACTGAGTTGCCATCTCTGAGGTCATACCTAATTCATTAAATCTAGCAATGTTTTCTGCTGTTGATCCATTTAATGTTAAACCAACTTGGCTAAGTGTAGCAAAATTATTTGCTGTCTGAACTAACTTAGCACCTAATGTTGTTAGAGCTGTACCCACCACTAAAGCGGCCAATCCCAATGTCTTATCTAAAACTTTACCTACAGTACCGAATGTTTTTTCCATTCCTGCTCTAAAGGATAATCCTAAATTTACTGTATTTTCCTCAAAGTCTTTTACTGCTTTTTCATAAGTTTCAGCATTCTTTTTGCCGTCCTTATTATTCTTGTTAAGATTATCATTTAAGTTCTTTAAATTTTCATTTAAAGTTTTTGTGCTTTTATCGTCAGTTTTGCCACCTAATGCTTCTACAAGTTTCTGAAGAGTGCTTTCTGTAGCCCACATGGGTACATTTTTTTGTTCTCCATCATCTGTATATGTAATAGTTGACATCGGTTTTCCTATAAACACTAGTTTTAATAGTGATAAATACCTTGTGGATAAGTATCACTTATATATTTATCAGAATAATTAACAGGAGTTTTAATAAATGTCAAATACACCAAATCCGTTAAGCGAATATTTTAGATCGCCCAAACTATATGTGAGGTTACCTTCAGGAGGTAAATTTTACACAAAAGATATTGTGGAATATCCTGAAAGTGGTGAACTGCCAGTCTTTCCCATGACTGCTAAAGACGAGCTCATAATGAAGAATCCAGATGCTTTACTCAATGGTGAAGCCGTTAGCCAACTTATAAAGAGTTGTGTGCCAAATGTAAAAAATGTCAGAGAGATGATTTCCAATGACGTAGATGTTTTACTAATTGCTGTACAAGGAGCAACACATGGTGACGATATTGAAGTCACAGCACCTTGCCCTTCTTGTGAAAACTCAATCACAGGCATAGCAAGTGTTGAAGGTGCTATAGAAAGTATGGTTGAGTTAGAAGAAATTTATCAGGTAGACGCCGCAGAAAATTTAAAAATTTCTATTAAGCCGTTTAAATACAAAAACACTATAGAAGCCGGAATCACCAGTTTCCAGAGTTCTAGAAGTTTACAAGTTTTAGGTGAACTACCAGACGATATGGACAAACTGAAAGTTTTTAATGAAAGTTTCATGAAAATGGCAGATATGAACTATCAATTAATTGTTGATGCTGTGCATAGTGTTACTATTGGTAAGGGGAAAGATGAACAAACTATTACAGATAGAGATCATATTAAAGAATTTTTAGATAATACTGAAGCCAGTATTGGTAAAGCAGTAGAAACAGCAGTAACAGAAGTCAATAAAATTGGTATACAAAAAACTATGATGTTTACTTGTGAAGAATGTGAGGTTGAAAAGGGACCTAAAGAGTTTGAAGCAGGTATTAATTTTGACCCTGTAAATTTTTTCACGGCTTCCTAGGAAGAGCCGAACCCGAAGAAATTCTCGGGTATCTAGAGAAGCTCAAAAAAGAGTCAGAGGCACTTATTACTAACGTAATGGAAATGGTAATCTATTCTGAAGGTAAAATATCATACAATGAAGTTTGGGCAATGAGTCCTATGGAAAGAAATAAATTTATCAAAGTTTTAAATAATTATGTTCAAAAGAAAAATGGTCAGCAAGGTACTGAAGACTTATAATGAGCTGGCACTATAATAACAAAGAAGTCACAGAACTGCCAGATGACTGCGAAGCATTTGTTTACTTAATTACAAACCTAACTAACAACAAAAAATATGTTGGTAAAAAGTTAGCAAAATTTAAGACCACAAAACCCCCACTAAAAGGCAAGAAGAATAAAAGACGTGGCACTAAAGAAAGTGACTGGCGTACTTATTGGGGTAGTAGTGATCATCTTAATGCAGATGTATTAGAACTAGGAGAAGACAAATTTCGTAGAGAAATATTGTACTATTGCCCTAGCCGAGGAGTAGCAAGTTACATAGAAGCCCGAGAGCAATTCGAGAGGCGAGTACTTGAAACTGACGACTATTATAACGGAATCATCAACGTCAGAGTAGGTGGTTCGAAAATCCTCAAAGAGGCCTTAAAGACCTTATAAGTAGGAGTGTTAAAACGCAAGTTAGAACACAATTCACATCAAGGCACAACACAGGCACACATAGGACTATACACCGGCCCCAACCGAGGCTATAATTCGGGCTCTTCGACAATCCAGTAATCCTGGTGCGGGATTTAGAGATGTATAGCGGACAAGATACAAACACACGACAATCAGTATTAAAAGGAAGTAGGAATGAGAATAAGCAACCTACAAGCAGTATAACTAAACGTAACTAGGTTATAGTGTTTCCGTGAGATGAGACGGTAGTGTATGGGGACAGAAGGCTCACCGGTTCCTAATAGCACCCGAGTTTACGATGACGATGACCCATCGTGATGACATATTCTCCTGTATAGGAGAATTATGACTCCTACCTTCGTGATAACGAAGAGAATTTAAGTCGAGTAAATGAGTTGAGTGAAACGAAACGAATTAACGAAGACTTAAAAAGTCCGAAGGACTTAATAACATGTTACACTATGAAAATATTGGTTGTTTGCTATAATGTCTAAATCTGGTTCGTGTGTTAATTTGCCTAATGGAATATGTCCTATAGCAAGTCTTTTGTCGTCTATTGGGTAAGGCAGTTTGTTATTAACTTTGACACACCATCTTCTGATCTGTTTTACAACTTTATCTGGATTATCCGCAAACACACTTCTACCAAACCAGGCAACACAATCATTTTTTAGTATTGATGTAGGCACAATATGATGTGCAGGTATATCCACATCATTATCTATTGCTAACTCCATAATGTGTTTACCCACATGTGGGTAATTCATATACAGATGATTTGTAAGCCTTGTGGGAGAAAAAAGATCATAGTCTTCTTCCTGCAAAGGCTCTCCTTGATCTTGTGAGCAAAATAAAAATCGTTTGTTTTGGTATCTTGTGATATCCTCTAAATGGTGTAAATGATAATTGAACATACTCCACCAGTGATTTAGTTCACCAGTACTCTGCTTTACATTGTCAGGGAAGGCAGTATGAAGTTTATTTAGATCGTTTAACCAATCTAAAGGCATGTTTGGGTCTAGTTCTTTAATTTTTTGTATGGATTCATCTAAACGAGCTTTTACATCTTCTTCAGTTTCACCAAAGTTATAAAACTGTGTTCTGCTTACATAGTCAAATTCAGTTTCCTGGAAACGTTCCCATATACGTTTAGCAACACGATTATCAAAAAGTTCGTAAGTAAGGGTATAATCTTTGTTGTACCCTAAATGGATATCAACCAACATACTCAGTATCGGTATTATAACTTGTAAAGCCGCCCTCTTTTACCACAGTTAATACATTGTTTACACGACCTATCAGTTCTTCTTTGTGAGATATTAACATGATATTTTTGCCTTGTTCACGATGCATTTTTTTCAGTACTGCTAGTGCATTCTCTACACCCATACTGTCCATGCCACTATCAACAAGTTCGTCAATACACATTAGGTTCATAGGTCTGTTTAAACTTTCATATATGTCTCTGAATGCCCAACTTAAACCAAGTATAAGTCTGTTACGTTCACCTCGACTTAAATTATCAAAGTCTAAGTCTCTGCCATATTCTGTAATTTCTACACCTAAGTCACTTGCAAATTTTACTTCATGTGGTAATCCAAGTTTTTCCAAGTAGTAAGATAGCCTGTGATTAAGGTATGCAATGTTTTGGTCTATAATTTTCTTACGAATAAAACTATCTTTACTCGTTAGCAACTTGTATAAAAAGTCTTGGTGTTCTTGTAAATGAGTCAGCTCGTTCATAACCTCAAAACTAATTTCCTGTAACCCAGATGTTTTAAGACTTTCTATTTGTTCTATATAAGGATTTTCCTCGTCTACTTTTTCTTCTAGTTGAGAACGCATAGTATCTAAATTGTGTTTATGTTGCAATGCTTGTTCTAATGTGCTGTATGATGTTACGGGCATTTCTGGTATATCATCAAACTTCTCTAGGCCTGTTTGTATTTCTTTATTACGTTCCTCTAATTCTGCAAAGTATAAATGCTCAGTAGCAATATCTTCTTCTACTTCTTTTGTATATTGTTCATGTGTGTCTAAATGAGCAGTAGGTTGTTCACATGCTGGGCAAACACCTGCTTTTGCACTTTCTAAATCTTTTTCTAGACGTAGTAGTTTTTCTGAACTCCTGTTTACACTAGTTTCCAATCTTTTTAATTCAGTATCTAATATCTGTTTGTTTGCTAGTTTTTCTTTTACTTCAACTATGGTTTTATGATTGTTTAATTCTTGATCAATATCAAGTTTTTCCATGTCAATAATTTGTGTTCCTAGTTCTGTAATTTTTACATCTTTATTACTTTGCCATGCTCTGCTACGACTTTCTATTTCCTGTATGTTTTTTTCTATTCGTTCATTGCTTTTATTAATAGCATTGATAGTAATTTCTTCTTCTTTTATACTATCTCTAGTAACTTTTTGTCGCTCTTTAAGTATTTCTGCTTTTTGTGACAGTTCTGTAATACCCAATAACTGCTCAATCATATCCTTTTGATCATTGTTCTTCATACTCAAGAACGGTTCAGTATAGGTGTTTAATGCAATTAAATGCTTAAACATATTATGTGGAAAGCCAATAATTTTTTCTATTTCTTTCTGTGTTTCTCTGCTATCGCCCTGTTGCTCACCGTCAACAGCATCTTCTCCGTCTATGTAAAGTTTTAAAATATTAGGTCTTCTTCCACGTTCTATTCGGTACTGTTTGCCTTGTATTTCAAACTCAACTGTGGTAATCATACCTTTACCGTTTGTTTTGTTTATTAGATTATCTTTACGAATGTTTGTTAAGGCATCGCCATAAAGAGCATAACTTAATGCATTTATTATAGTAGTTTTACCAGTACCATTTCTGCTACCGTCTCCGCCCATGTCTAAGTTATGTCCTAATACAAGTGTAAGTTGACAGTTATCAAAATTAACTGCCTGTGTGTTGTTGCCAACACTCATAAAGTTTTTTGCTGATACGTTTTTAATCTTTAACATTATTGGGTTTCTATGCTGTTATATATGTCAACTAATACTTCTTTAGATATTGTATTACTGTCTATAGTATCTAGTTGGGCTAGTACAATTTGATCTACACTTTCAAATTGTATTTCACCGCCTTCAAATTCTTCTTCTTCTTTTATTGGAATAAGTTGTAGTTCTCTTACCCCATATTGCTCTGCAAATTTCTCTCTTACAAAGTTTGCTTCTTCATAACTAATACTTACGTCTAGAGATACTCTGGCATAAGTGTATTCATCTAATAAATTTTGATGATCGTCTAAAAGTTCTTTTAATGTAAATCTTTTATATTTTGGACACTCTGCCCAGTTTACATATTGCGGCTCTTCTCCCCATGTAAGGAACATAGCACCACGTTCATTGTCGTCTACATCTGCGTAATTGTGTGGGAAAGCATTTCCAATATAATGAATATTATTTTTAAACTGCCTTTTGTGAAAGTGACCACTAAACACATACTCTGGACCGCCTAGCATTTTGTCGTTTATGCCCCCGCCATGATCTGGCATTTCTACCATTGCATTCATTTTAAAGTATGGTAATTCAAAATGCCCAAACATGTACTTAACTTGCATTTTTGCAACTTGTTTATATTCGTCACCTACAAGCCAAGGTATGATTGCTACATCATCTTGTAAAAAATGCTCATCCACCATTACAAAGTTAGACATGTCTCTGGCATACTCTATACTGTTAAGTTCACGTTTGTCTTTATAGTATAAGTCATGGTTGCCTGTTATAAAGTAAACAGTTTCAAATGCATCATTTAATTTTTTAAAGTCTTGAATAGACGCATTCATAGTTGCAACACTAATACTTGCTCTGTGATGATTCCAATCACCAAGGAATATACAGGTTTCTGCATTTCTGGCCTTTGCTTCAGCAATAAACCAGTCTATGTACCTGTGGCAGTCTTGTATGTGTAAACGGCTGTTCTGCTTTAATCCGTAATGAATATCCGTAAAGCAAGCCGCTGTCTTAAACAGTTGGCTCATAAAAAATTAATCGTTAATATCTGAATTTTGGCTTCGTTCTGCGGCTTCACGAAGCTCACGCAATTCGTTCTGATGTTGAATCTGCCTTCCATAACTTGGTAAATGCCCTTGCTCAATCAGAATATCATCTCTGATTGTTTGGTTTCTTTTTTCCAAGTTAAGTACTCTTGTAAAACTATTATTAACGGCGGCTGTGTAATAAGCAAATGGATTGTCTGATTTTTGCTCATTAAACTGTAGTCCAATATAACTTAATTGCAGTAATGCCTGTCCACGCATTTCGTCTACATAAGTATATCCTCTCCAGTTACCTCTGTGTGAATATCTTTCAACTAGTTTTAAAAACATAGTTCCTAGTTTGTTTGTGATTTTTCCATGTTCTGGATTAAAGTGTCCATTACCTAATCCACCTTCCCAATGACTTCTTGCTACTTCCTTTAACTCATCACCAACGTATGCGTAATGTTTAAAAGGAGGAAAATTTACCTTTGCTTTTGTTTCTGCTTCATTCCTAGGATTCTTTTTTCTGCCTGGCTCGAGCGGAATATGTTCCATAGTCATTACACGGAAAATTAAGTCTTCCTTGTCTATGCTTTTAGGCTCTACAGCGAACTCTTTTTGTTTAGGTTTATTTCTGTAATCTTTAGGATCATGTAATGCCATTGCGGCCTGATATGCATCATACTGCATTCTTGCGGCTTTATTTTCTCTTGCGGCTTTTATACTATTTCTGTTAATCTTTTTTATATCTTCCAGTATAATATCAAACCCATGATACTTTTCATCTGCTAACCAGCAGTATGTCATTTTACTTTTATGGATTTCTTTTAGGATATCTTTGTTGTTAAGATAATTTACTTTTTTAGGCTGTGCCATTAATAACTCTCCTCAAAATTATAATTCATTTATATTGTTAGTATTATACACAGTTCTAGTGTATTGTCAATTAATATTTACCACAATAAGTGAAAACTGGAAATGTTTATAGGAAATATTATAACATGCTTTAATAAAACTGATAAATAGAAGTATTAGGATGAATATATGGACTTTTTAAAAAACATCGCACAGGGTTATTTAGGAAATTTAGCCAACCAAAAAATTGGTGGTATAAAGAATCCTGTGGCAAGAAGACTAGCAGGCAATTTGCTAGGAGCAAGTCCTCTAGGAGAATTTTTACCAGGACTAAGTAATCCTCCAAGAAATCCAGACCAAAATTTACTTTTTGGTGCTAGAAATTTAAGTGAACTCCAATTAAGAGGAGAATTACAACAACAAAGCGAACAATTTGGTGCATTGGGCAAAGAAGGATCAGCAAGTAAAGTACAAGAAAATTACGATTGGAGAGCAAGATTAAGACCCAAAGCCGGAGGAGCCGCCTATGTATATGGACAAGCATACGCAAAAGACGGTGCATTAAGTGGCACAAACATATTACAACCAATTATAGATTCAGGGGGTCTTATTTGGCAATATACTCCTCAAATTTTCGTATCAGCAGGTGCTAATTATAATATACATGAATTGCAGGGTATGAATTATCCAATACATTCATATATTAATAGCAGACCACCAGAACTACCTATTGCTTCAGAATTTACAGCAAACGATATTGATGAAGCCAGATACATGCTGGCCGTGTTTAGTTTTTTAAAAGTTATAACAAAAAGTTTTTCAGGAGATTCTGCTGTAGCACAAGGTGTTGCAGGGACACCACCTCCAGTATTATTATTTGAATACTTGGGTGAGCATGGTTTTAATAAAGTTCCTGTTATAGTAAAAGATTATTCCATTCAATATGGGGAAGATGTAGACTATGTGCCTGTACATTATAAAATGGGTGCTAAAGATACAGTAACTTATGTGCCTACGGCCGCATTAGTTTCAATTAACTTGTCAGTAAATTACACACCACAGAAGCTCAGAAAGAGATTTGACATAACTGGACTTACATCAGGACAAGCATACTCAGACGGATTTATATAATGGCAAAATTTCACAGTTCAAATAGTTTTCTTAAAAATGCAGGAACATACGACAATTTTTTAGACGTAAATAACCTGCCTAAAATGCCTAAAGGCATATATGATGAAGAATATGAAATAGGAACAGATGTTGCAGGAAGACCTGACATACTAGCCCATAAAGTTTATGGTGCGACATCATTATGGTGGGTATTCGCATTAAGGAATCCAGATATTTTAAAAGATCCAATCAGGGATTTTAAAGCAGGCATAGTAATTAAATTACCATCTATGGAATCCGTAAACGCAGTTACAGGAGGTTAATATGCCATTACCAGAAGAAATGGGATATCACGGCGGTGTACCTAAAAAAGAAACTGTACCCTCAGAACAAAGTGCTCCTAAAATTATAAATGAATTTGTTGGTGAAATATTAGGTAACCAATTAGATAGATATGATTTACCACAGTACAATTTAAAACTATACATGATTGGTCCAGGATCAAAAAACGGTACTCCAGGTAGCGAAGCAACACCAGAACAAAATACTGAAGAAACTGGCGGCGAAGAATCAAGAAAAGATCAAGCAGAAAAAGGAACACTAACAACTTCTGGAAGAGGATATTTAAATAACTCTGTAGATGATCTACCAGAAAATACAGTAGTATTAGCACAAACAGGTGTTACAGAAGTTGGCATAGATGGCTTGGAAATAGTAACAGTTCCTGGTGGAAGTGGTACAGCCGCTTCAACAGTTAATTTCACAATTACACAGCCTAACGCCGCAGACTTTCCAGATCAAATAGTTAGGGCAAGAACTTTTTTGGGTGCTCCACCTGATGCAATGGACTGTCCATTATTTTTAGAAATAACATGGAGAGGCAGAAAAGAATCAGACGAAAATATAGACAATTGGAATTCTGAAGCAGGTGGCGGATTTATAACAGCCGCAGGGCCATATGTTTATCAGTTGTTACTTAAAAATTTCAGTATGAACATCGACGAGAGCGGTTCTACATATGACTTTGAAACTGTAGTAAAGGACGATAGTTACACGGCAGATGCATTTTTTAGAACTAGAACAATGATAGATATCACAGGTTCTACAATATATGAAATGTTGTCAGACTTGGAAACTCAGATTAATAATTATAATGAAAAAGAAGACTTGCCAGAAAGAATAAGTTTTGGGTTAGAGAATAAAACTACAGAATCAAAAAATGGTGAACAAAAAGCAAGTAAAAATGTGCCAGGCCTGGATATACAAGATCAGAGTTTAGATATACAAGATACAGAAGTATTAAGTAAGGTTATTGATGTTGCAGTTACTGAAGCGGAAGATGTTGACGCGGCTAGGGAAGAATCAGAAGGACCCATAAAATCTAAAGAAGGAACATCAATTAACAAAAATCCAGAAACTAATGCTATCTCAGTTACACTTAAAGAAGGCATATCGATGGATAGAGTGTTAGGAATTATTCTTTCCATGAATAAAGAATTCATGAGCAAAACAATAAGAACAGAGCTAGAGCCTACAGCAGAAAGAAGTGTAGAAGATGTAGATGCAACAAAACAAATTATGTGGTATAATTTTTCAGGTAGTGTAGAATATTTAGGCTATGATGAAAAACATAAACATTATCAGAAAAAAGCACACATAATACCCAGAACATTTTTAACAGACAGAACTGACATTGCTGTATTTTCAGAAGAAGTAGATAAAAATAATAACCTAACAGTTACAGAAACAGGCCAACGTGTTAATCAAATGAAAATAAAAAAGGCCTATGAGTATATATTTACAGGTAGAAACGATCAAATATTAAGTTGTGATCTAAGTTATAATAATGGTATTGCATTATTATTGCCGCCTGATAGAGGTATGTTAGGAGATGTAAGTTTAAATGCATCGCATATAATGAATCCAGCACCAGTTAATAAAAATGAAGATTTAGAAACAAAAGGTGTAGATAAATTACTAAAAGCATCACAGGATAAAAAAGGAAACTTTTTTGATCAACTTAAAGAGTTAAAAGACGACCTAAAGAAAGGCGAACAATTTTTAAATGATTTAGGAAATGCGGCAAACTTTACTCAATCAGAAATAAAAAATTTAATACAAGATACTGCCGGCACAGCCGCACAAAAATTACAGGAAGTTTTGTCTACTCAGGCAACAGCACAGGCTGTAGCAGATAATTTAACCGCAAAAAAATCAGCAAGTTCTCAGGCAAATGTAGTCACACAAAGTGAAGAATTTAGCCCTTCAACGTCTGGTTTTGTATATGGTGGTGATCTTATAGGTAATACTAAGTATGCAGAGCAACTTACTGCAAGTGGCCAAAAAATAAAAGAGACAAGAACAAGTAAAGATGAGACAAGCAAGGAAGAAAATCCCACAGGTGTGGCACAAAGAAAAGAGTATTTACATAAGCAGGGTTTTGCAAATGTGGGTACTACAAAAGGTATTAAAAACAACTTATTTACATATCTTTATGATCAACACCAAGCACAAGATTTTTTAATGAAATTAAATATGCAATTAAGGGGAGACCCTTGGTGGTTAGGAAAACCTGTTCATAAAACTGGAGATAAACAAACACCAGGACAATCCGCCGAAACTGTTAAAGAAACATCAGAGGATGGTGATAACTATCTAACAACAAGTGTAGATAATTTCTTCCTGTTTAGTTTAAATTCTCCTAGGCTTTTTGACCCAGATGTAGAAAATGAAGACAATAACACAGGACTGTGGATAAAAGAAGGTGATGGTACATCCTATTTTATTTCAGGAATATATCAGGTAAAAAAGGTTGTACATAGTTTGAATAACGGAGAATATAAAATAGACGTAGAAGGTATAAAAGAAACAGCAATTAGTTTAACTAACATAGACCGACAGAAAGACAAATTTAGTTATGTAGACGGTTTTAGAAATACTAGAAGTGCCCAAAAACAAGATGGAGTTAATACAGAGTCAGATGATTCCACACCAGAAAATAGAGATCATATATATGTTGAAGGGGCATTAGCAAACGGTGTTAATAAAGGAAAAACAGCAGAAGACTTACTTAAAGAAGGCAGAATTACACAAGCACAATATGATGCTTATATTTCCAAAAAAAACGAGAAGGGTAATACATAATGGCTGGCATAAACAAATCAGGTAAATTAACAGACAGTTATCATCAGCCTGACTTTAACAAAGATGCAGATATAGATAACGGTATATATTTGGCTACTGTTATTAATAATAAAGACGAGTTTTTAAATGGTTCCTTATTGGTAGAAATTCCTGGGCTACATAAAACATCGGGTAGTAAAGTTAAAACAATTAAAAAGGTAAAATTTTCAACTCCATTTGGTGGTATATCTAACACAAAGAATGTAAAACCAGATGAAACAGAAAAATTTGAGAATACACAACAAAGTTATGGAATGTGGTTCTCTCCACCAGATGTTGGTAGTCAGGTACTAGTTGCCTTTGCAGAAGGTAATAGGAAATATGGATATGTAATAAGTCATGTTTTACCTGATCAATTTAACAATATGTTACCTGGTATTCCAGCAGGAAAAAGTTTTCAAGGCGGAAAGTTTAAAACACCTGTAGCAGAAAAAAATAAATATTCTGAACAACAAGGGTTTAACGATATCCTTAGCCCTATACATCATGATTTAGCAGAAGCAGTCACAAAACAAGGCCTTATAAACGACACTATACGAGGTGTTGGAACATCAGGTGCTAGGAGAGAAACTCCCAGCATGGTTACTGGTATTTTAACAAAAGGTGCTAGAGGCAAAGATGGGATAACTCCTGTTTACGCAGGACATCAATTTATTATGGACGACCATCCTGACTCTGCAATGATAAGACTTAGGAGTGGTAAAGGACAACAAATACTGTTAGACGACGTCACAGGCACTATCTACATGATTAATAAAGACGGCAGAGGCTGGCTTGAAATAGACATGATGGGTAATATAAATGTTTTTGGTGAAGGTGATATTAACCTAAGAGCCAAAAAGAACTTTAATCTTCGTGCTGATTATGATGTTAATATAGAAGCAGGACAAAATGTAAGAATAAAAGCCGCAGGTGATAATATCGGAGGAGACTATAAAGGTTCTAAACTCAGTAAAATTGGTATGCCGCCATTAGGTTCAGGTGGTAAAATTAATTTACATGCGGCCGCAGATATAGGAATGTTGGCAACTCGTAATGCTCAATTATCTGCTATAGGTGGCGACATAGATATTAATTGTGGTAACATGCTAAAGACAGCAAGTGGTACAGCGACATCAATTACATCCACAACAGTGGGTGTGGATATCAAAGCAGTTGCAGGAATTGTTGGTATAGGTGCTCCTAGTGTAGGTATTACATCGCCATTAACAGGCATTTCAGGTGGAATAATAAATTTAAACACAGGGCCGGCACCATTATTAACAGGATTAGAAGCAAATAAAATTTCTGCAGACTCGTTAGACGGAAATGAGGTAGAAGATCAATCAAGTGATGCACCAGAATACGACAGGGAAGGTGATGTTGCTTTAACAAGTGGTGGAAAAAGACCTGGAAACAAACAAAAGATATCAACCATTGTTGGAACATTGCTAACAGCAGAGCCATATGTAGGACACTCTCAATACGATCCTACTACTGAAGATCAAGATTCAATGGAAGAAGACGCAACAGCAGATGCTGAAGCTCTTCCAGGACAAACAAGCCCTGGTGATGATAATCCTGCAGAAGTTAATACTCCAGAGGGAACAAAACTTGGAAATGGGTTTAAAGACCCAGTTAGTGGTGCTGTTGGCACAGCAACAGATGTTGCAAACGCAATAGGAAATGGATTAGATAGTGCAGGAGCGGCCTTAGGTAATGCTATAGGAGATATCACAAGTATGATACCTAATATGGCTGATTTACAAGGAATGATCAGTAATTTTTTACCTGCAAGTTTACAAAATTTAGCAAGTATTAATAATATGAGTGGGCTTATGGCGGCAATGGGTATAGCCATTCCTGCATTTAGGTTCCCTACAGCAAATGCAAAAGCAGATAAAATCATAGGTATGGCTAAACAATTAAAAGAGATAGAAGCCAGAATAGGACAGTTTAGTTTAGACATGTTCGATTTACCAATAGACATAGAAGGTTTAGATGTAAGTGCATTAAAAGGCAAAGTGATGGATGCTGTAAATACTGCTACCGATGTTATTAACAAAGCAGAAGGATTACAAGGCAAATTAGGAGATCTAAAAACTCATGCTGATAAATTAAAAAGCCTAGATCCAAGAGACGCCATAGACCCTGTAAGTGGTTATCCTATGGGTTCAATGGGAATTAATGGAACTAATTTCCCTATAGTTAAAGCAGAGTTAGAAAAGAAAGGGGTAGACTTGACTGTAGATGGACCTAGTTTAATCTTCACAGATAGAAAAACTGGCACAAAAGTAATTGATGTATCTAATGGTATAGGTCCTGCAGGGCAACAAATGGCATTAGTAAGTGATTTAAATTATGCTAAAAGAGAGATATCCCAACTTATTACAGTACCTATTAGTGAAAACCAAACTCTTGCATTAGTAAGTTTTGCTACACATATAGGTATTAATAATTTTGCAAATAGCGAATTACTTGTAGAACTTAATAAAGGTAATTATGCAGAAGTTCCAAAATATATGAAACGTTGGAGAACAGGAAAAGTTGGTTCTGAAAGTTTAGTACAAGTTAGACAAGACTATGTTCAAAGACGTGAGTATGAAATAGAGTTATTTACAACACCTGACTGGCTTAAATTAACTCATGCTGAAATGGGGATTGACAAAATAGATAAAAATCTATCCTTTGGCCAACTTAGAGCGATGCTAAAATTTGCTAAAGATCGCAAATATGTAGAATTAGGTTATAGAGTAAATTAATTATTTTTTATCAGTTTTTTAAGATCAGCATTTTCAACAAGTAACCTGTATTTTTGTTCTTGTTCTTCAGCAACTGCTTTTTCTAGTAATTCAATATGAGCTCTTAAAGACGCACACTCGTTATTTTTTTCAACTAACATAATTCTTAGTTCTTCTTCTAATGTATTATTTAATGTGGAAACTTCGGCCATTTTATTCCTCGAAAATTATATTCTGTAATAGGTCTGTTACAGTATTATTTAACAAAACTTCACTGTGACCTGCTTCTATTGTGATGTTTTGAGTGTTCTTAAACCCAGGCGGTGTTGCACCCTGACTATCACAAGATATCATACCATCGTTTGCTTTACCACCTAGCCCTGCAACAGGATTAGAACCTCTAGTACATATGATATTAGTATGCTTACCATTAAAATTCTTTTCCTGTAATAATGATAGTACTTCTGCACCTGGTTTTGTATTTTGGAAAACTTTTCCTTTAAAGAACATACCAAATATTCTAGCGACTGGTGTGCCCTCCCAAGGTGTAGCAATAGTAACTAAGTGTTTAACACGCCTAGGGTATACACTAGCATACCAACTAGCAATTAAACCACCAAAACTATGCCCCACAACCACTACTGGCTCTTTACCAAACTCTCTTTCTTTACGAATCCTTAATATTTCTACAATATCAAACGGATCGTCCTCCATATCATATGCTGGAGCCATAAATTTATGCTCAGGCAACTTCAAAGTAAAATAATTAAAGTTTTCTGGGCTGGCATTTGCGCCATGTAAGTAGATTGCATTTTTCACTTTGTGAGTATACTATAAAAAGTACTATAAGTCAACTATTAATTAAAACTTGTTATAATGAATATGATAAATACTTGCATGGCAACATTATTTAAAGGATTTAGTACAGTAGATAAAGTTAGGGCACCATATACTCTGACGGATGCTGATCTAGTAAAGAGAGATTTGCTAAATCATTTTTATACTAGGATAGGCGAACGTGTGATGAGACCTACGTTTGGAAGTGTTATATGGGATTACCTTATGGAACCAGAAGATCCTGAAACACAAGAAATAATTAAAGACGACATAGAAAGAATAGTTAATAGCGATCCAAGAGTTGAGTATCAGGAAACAAACCTGTTAGTTCTTGATCACACTATACAAGCAGAAGTTAAAATAAAATATAAACTGCTTAATAGTGAAGATACTTTATTTTTAGAGTACGTCACAAGTAGTACGGATGATTAATAATGGCAACAGTTAATAGACAAAATAATTTATTTGCGGCAGAGGACTGGAAATTAGCATATAAAGTTTTTAGTCAGGTAGACTTTCAGGCATACGATTTTGATTCAATTAGAACAGCATTAGTTGAATATATAAGAACAAATTTTCCTGAAAACTTTAACGACTATACAGAAAGTTCAGAATTTATTGCTATACTAGAATTACTTGCATTCCTAAGTACCAGTATTGCATTCAGAATGGATGTTAATACTAGGGAAAACTTTTTGGAAACTGCAGAAAGAAGAGACTCAGTATTTAAACTAGCAAGAATGTTAGGATATAATCCTAAGCGAAATATCCCTGCAAGTGGATTAATGAAACTGTCTGCTGTAAAAACTTCTGAAGCATTAGTTGATAGCCAAGGCAACCAATTAAGTAACACCAAAGTGTTTTGGGACGATGCAAACAACCCAGACAGTTATGAACAATTTATTACAATTTTAAACTCTGCAATGAGCAGTACGAATAGATTTACTGCTCCTGTTAAAACAGGTAAAATTGCAAACATTAATACTGAAAAGTATCTAATTAACACAACAATAGGTTCGCCAGTAGCATATTCATTTAATATAAATGCAAATGGCGTAAATAGGACTTGTGAAATTGTTAATGGTGATTTTATAGATGGAAAGTATTTTTATGAAGATACACCAGACCCATTAACAGATTTTGGACTATTTTACAGAAACGATGGTCAAGGAATAGCAAGTAATAATTCAGGTTTCTTTTTATTATTTAAACAAGGAACTTTTGCTTATCAAGATTATGATTTTACTACGCCTGTAGTAAGTAGATCTCAAGATATTAATATACAAAACATTAACGAAACTGATGTGTATGTTCAGGAAATTACAACAGGTGGTACAGTAGCAAATCAATGGACTAAAATTCCAAATACTGTAGGACAAACATTAAACTATAATAGTCAGCAGTTGGGTACTAGAAATTTATATGCTGTAGAAAATTTAAACAATGATGGAATTAGAGTTAAATTCCCAGATGGCAACTTTGGAAATATCCCTAACGGTATTTTTAGAATATGGTATAGAACCAGTGCCGCAGAAACATATACAATACAGCCTGATGATGCAACAAATTTAAGTATAGTTGTACCATACGAAAATGCTAGTGGTGAAGAACATAACTTAACATTATCGTTTGGATTACGATCAGCAGTGAACAACAGTTTACCTGCAGAAACATTAACTAATGTAAAAGCAAATGCACCACAAACATTCTATACACAAAACAGAATGGTTAGTGCTCAGGATTATCAGGTTTTTCCATCAAGCCAATCATCCAATATTAAAAAATTAAAGGCAACAAATAGAACACATGCAGGGCATAGTAGGTATATTGATATTACTGATCCTACAGGAACATTCCAAAGTATAGAATCTTATGCAGAAGATGGTGTAATATATGCTGATAAAAATAATGTATCAGAAAAATTCACAATTAATGAAAATAATACTGCGTCAGAAGTTGTTAATAGTGTAATTCCTTTATACTTAAAGAAACAAGAACTTAGCAACTTTATGTACAATACATTCAGAAAAAGTGTAATTGCTACAACTCCTGCTACTTTTGACACTAGTGGTAGAGATATAAAATGGGCAACATTGCCTGTTAAAACTTTAAACAGCACAGGGTATATAACAGAAACGGCATTAATAAGTGGTACAACAACCACAAGTGTTTTAATAAACACTACTGCTGAAACATCAATGTTTAAAGAAAACAACTTTATTAAGTTCGTTAATCCTACTGATTTAACAGATTATAAATGGGTAAGAATTACCAGAATAGACAATAATGGTCAGTTATCAAGTGGCCTAAGTACATCAACTGGACCTATAACATTAAGTAGTGACGTACCTAACGGATGGTCTGCAAATGAAATAATTAGTACATTAAGAAAGACATTCACTGCCACAGAGCAAAATACAATTATTAGTGAGATAAACAACAAACGCTCATTTGGTTTAGGATATGACCCTGCATTAGATGAATATTTTATAATACAAAATCAAAATTTAACTACACCAGTAAACGGCGTACTACCAGAATTTTCTTATGCTAATGCAAAAGATACATCTAATGCAAATGCAGACGCAAGTTATTTAATACATTTTCAATACAACGCAATATCTAATAGTGCATATGATTATAATGTAAGCATACGAGGACTTGACTATGTTATACAGAGTAAAGAAAATCTTAAATTCTATAATGTAAAAAGTGTTAAAGTTACAGATAATTCTACCAAAGCAGTTAGAGATGTTATAACATTTAATACACTAAACACTAAACCTGGTGTTACAGAAGTGTTTAAATGGTATGATAATGATGATGATAATTTAGGTGAGGTTTGGCAAAGTCAGGAAACAGGACAAACTTATACTCCGCAAACCACAGTACCTATGATACCATTAAGAAGTAGAAACTATTATTGGTATGATATTGATTGTGAGTGGCAAAGTAATTTTGGTATTTTGAGAAGCACAGGCTTATCTAATGCACAAGTTGTTGCAAATGACAGATTTGTTGACGAAGCCGCAATAAACTTAAACACGTTTTATGAAGACAATACAGCATTTGGTTTAAGAACTAATGTTACTATTGCAAACGTGTCAGGTAGAGTAGAGCATTTACCCGCAAACGTCACTGTAGACTTTGACAACACTACATTTGGATATAATATATTTGACGCTAACGGTGAAATAAACTATAAACAAGAAAACCTAAACACAGGATTTGTAGAATTTTATAGAGGTAACGCATCTATTCACTCATACGGAGTTAGTGGAAGTAGTGCTAATACATCTGCAACAGGTAGAATAATTTTAGAAAACGCCAATGCAACAGCACAAACAGGTAGATTAATTTATACAGGCTTACAAAATTCTACAGGGCAATTACACGCCTCAGATAGCAGTACAAACTTTAGTGTAGATAAACTAAACGTAATTTATTTAAACGATAAAGAGAAGCTCAGCAAAGACATAAAATGGACTATTTCAGACACCTTTAAAGAAGCAGACGGGTATGTAGACCCTAGAAAAGTAAAAGTGGCACCTATAGATTCAGATGAAGATTTAGTACCAGATGAGCCATTACAATATGATGATTTTGTAAGCCCACAAAGTTTAGTATTTTTTGAATATTACACAGACTTTGATGGCTACACATATGACAGACCAGTAAGTGGTTTGTTTTTAGATTATCGTGGAGAAACTGGTATTAATTTAACAGATACTAATTACCTATCTCCTGCTAGTTATATTAATCAAACAGACTGGAAGACAGTTAATTACTTAATAGTAGACACAGTTGCTATTGCACAAACACTTAATAATTCTGGAGAAGCAGAACCAAGGTATAATGGGCTAGTAATTTATGTAACAGAAAACAAAAAAGTTTATCAAATGCAGGCAAGTAGTACAAATGCTTCTACAATAAGTTTAGTAGAAACTTCAGATTACATTGTGAGAGAGGGTAGAGCAAGTACACAAAATACTGCAATACAAGACCCACAAAATGTTATACTAAAATGGAATCATACAGCACCTAATGATGTAAGGATAGATCCTAGTATTAGTAATGTTGTAGAGATGTTAGTATTAACACAAACATATTATACAGAGATACAAAAATATATAAATGTGCCAGGAACACCATACCCTATAGCACCTACAAGTGAAGAATTAGCAAATGAATTTGAAAAGTTAAATGAGTTTAAAAGTGCTAGTGATACAATAGTGTATAGAAGTGCTAAATTTAAAACACTCTTTGGTAGTGATGCAGAATCCTCATATCAGGCAAAGTTTAAAATTGTAAAAATCCCTGGAACTAATTTAAGTGATAATGAAATTAAATCTAAAATTATAAGACTTTTTAATTCCTATTTTAATGCTGATAATTGGGAATTTGGTGAAACTTTTTACTTTACTGAACTTTCAAGTTACATACATCAAAATATGGGCAATGCTGTAGGCAGTATCGTTATACTTCCTAAGAACACAGAAGGTACATTTGGAGATTTATTCCAGGTAAAAGCAGAGCCTAATGAACTTTTTATTAATACTGCTACAGTTAATGACATTACAATAGTAGAAAAAATAACATCTCAAACTTTGAGAACTGATAGATAATATGGCAAAAATTTACGAACAGTTACCAGTAGTACATCAGACTACAGCAGTTAAAAACTTTTTTGAAAGTACTGTTGAGCAATTATTTGCAGAGGCAAATAGTGAAATTATTACTGGATTCATTGGAAAGAAAACTAGTGATGATCATAATGTAAATATATCATTCCTAAAAGAACCTACAATAGATAGATCTTTTTATAATCTATCTCCTGTAATAAACACTTTAAACCTTACAACTGGTGATAGTGAAGATTTTATATTTTTTGATGAAGCAGTAAATACCTTAAAGATATATGGTGCAAATACTATAAATCAAAATAAAGTCTTTTCAAGTGATTTTAAAACATTTTTACCGCCAATTAATACAGATAAGTTTTTAAACTTTCAAGAGTATTATTGGGATCCAGAAACAACTGCAAACTGTCATACTGTAGCATCTTGGACAGCAGACACAAACTTTTTTGTTCATGACGTTATTAAAAACGGAAATGAGTATTATATTGCTAATAGAGATTTTACTTCAGGTAGTAGTTTTGTAAACGACGCAACATTGGATACTTATTCCTTTAGCCCAGATATTACACAAAGTTCACCAGCAATAGTAACAACTAACCAAGACCACAATTTTTACTCAGGAGATGAAATTGTAATTACTGGTGTATCTGGTATGACTGAAGTTAATAATCAAACATACTATATTGAAAAGGTTACATCAAGGACATTTAAACTTTTTACAGATAAAGATTTAAGAAATCCATTAGATACTACAAACTTTACTGCATGGACGTCAGGTGGTAAAATTACACATTCTACTGGTCCTTCTGCTATAGACATTAATCCTAGTAGTGAAAATTATATTGATATTGAAAGAGACATTATAGGCAAAAAGTCCTATACACCTGCAGGTGGTAAAGCATTTAGAAATGGAATGGTGATAAAATTTATTGAGCCATATGTAATATCTAGCACAACTACTATAGGACAAAAATACATTGTTGAAGGTGTAGGATCAAGCATTAGACTTGTTGACATGTCGTCTAGTAAATCTGCACCTTATACCTATAATACATCTAAAGATTATATTCATTTAGAGAGAGGAGCCACAAATAATAATATTTGGAGTAAAAATAACTTCTGGTGGCACAAACAAAACTATTTAGATGCAACTGATAGAATACCAAATTCAGAAAAGAGAGCATTGCGACCTATTTTAGAATATGATGCACATATAGAGTTGTATAATCATGGTACTACATATAAAGGTAATGTTGATATTTCAGTAAGCGACTTAACATTTACTCAGGCTCAAAACTTAGCACCTGATCAATTAGTTGATGGTATTAAACTAGTAAATGGCTTGACATGTATTTTCCCTAATGAGTCAGTAGCAATTTCTCAGGAAATATATGAAATAACTGTATCAGGGTCTAACCTTACTTTTTCTGCAATTCCATCTAGGAAATTAGCAGTTGGAGACATTGTTAGTGTACACAAAGGGACATCGCAAACAGGGTTAGAATATTATTATACTGCGACAGGATTAAAACTAGCTCAAACTAAATCAAATAGATCTACTCCACCGCTGTTTAATCTTTATAAAGATGATAAGACATATTTAGGAGATAGCAGTTTATACCCATTAAATAACTTTGAGGGTAACAAACTTTTTGCTCACAAAATAGGTACAGGCGCAAATGATTTAGAATATGGATTCCCATTAAGTTATAAAGCATTTAAAAGTGCCAGTGAAATTGAATATCAAAATTTTGGTTTAACAGAGAGTTATGAATACACAGCAATAGGTTCTACAACACCAACTAAACAAAAAGGATATTACTATTACAAACTAAACAAAAGTACACCTGAATATCATACTCTATTTAAAGATACAAATAAAAAATCTACACAGAGTATTGATACACACTTTGAACTATCAAGTGTAGACGTAGATAATGAAACAGTTTTATATTTTTGTGGTGCTGTACCAAATGTAGATACCAACAACCACAGTGGTTACGATATTTTAGTAAAAGTAAATGGAGTAACCAATACAGACTTTACATATAACGGTGATGGATTTATTAAATTTAATACATTTAATTTTGTTAAAGGTACTTTAATAGATATTTTTGTAAAATCTAGTACTGGACTCATCGCAGAAAACAGTATTAGCAAACATAGTGTACCATTAAGTTGGAAAAACAATCCATTAAATACAGAAATATCTACAATTTCAGAACCTGAGTATTTAGATCATTTTGCAAACTATATGAAAGGCCAAACTGATTTTTCAGGAAATGTTCTTGCTGATAATAACTTTACTGAAACCAGTAAGCAAAGTGAATATGCAACTGATATTGTGCAACCATTACAAGACACTTTACTAGGTGTATTTTTATTAGATAATAAGCCACATAATTTAGTTGACGCTATCAGATTTAATGCAAGAGAATATGCAAAATACAGAAAAAGATTTTTAAATGAATTAAACAATTATTTTAATTCATATGACGTAACTGACTTATCAAATGAATTTGTTTTAGAGAAAGTTCTTAGGAATGTTATATCATTTAGTGTTGGAAGAAAAGTATTTAACCAAACATACTTACTACCTTTTGGCGATAATTATGTAGAAGAAAGTTTTACGGTAGCAGACACCACAGTTGTAGATTACACAGCCACAAACTATTATGATTTAGATAAAATAGAAAATAGTTTACTAGTATATAAAGACAGAGATAGTCAAAGAACTTTACTGTGTGTTGATAAAGACTACACAATTACTTCATACAACCCAATTACAATAAGTATTTTAAATTCAAATGATTTTAATACTGGTGATACAATAACATTTAAATTTTACAATACAGATAGAGATAGTGCCCAATGTCCTCCAACACCAAGTGCTATGGGTTTATACCCTCTCTACCAACCTGCTAAAGAAACAGATAGCAGTTTCCAAACACCACAAACATTAATAGTAGGTCATGATGGTTCAAGAACTGCATTATTAGGCGACAGAAGAGACGACATAATACTAGAATTTGAAAACAGGTTGTATAATTCCGCAAAAGCAGAATTTAGAAATGCTAATGGCCTAGGGTTATATAGCCAAGTAAATATAAAACCTGGATATTTTAGACAAACAGATTATGAAAATAATGATTGGCATGATTTATTAAATTTAAACTTTGCTAATTGGACTTCTGAGAATAAAGTAGACCCTATTGCAAATGATTTTTATGACTTAACTAATGAATTTACCTGGAACTATAGGGGTACAAGCGATACACCTGGACATTGGAGAGGTTGGTACGAGTATTATTATGATACAGTAAGACCACATACTCATCCATGGGAAATGCTAGGCTTTACAGAAAAACCAGCATGGTGGGATAGTACATATATTACTGCAACGTACACAGACTATAGCAGTAGTAATTCACCTATGTGGAGTGATATTGAACAAGGTAAAATTATTAGTGGTAGTAGAGAAAATTTAACAAATAATACATATAAATTAGCAGAATTTAATCCATTTAGAAGAATAGGATTACTTGATATCTTACCTGTAAATACTGAAGGGCAGTTAAAATCTCCTTACGATATTGCAACAACAGGAAGTACAACTTTAACACCTACATTTACAAATACAATAGTTAATACATCACAGGGTTATGTTACAACAAGTTTTAGAAGTTTAGATGGTTTAAATGTTAATTATAATAATGCAAATGTTTTTGTTGAAAGTACAAATATCTTAACACATAATGTAAGTATTGCAGATAACAGCATAGAATATACTGATGCAAAACAGCAAAAACTTAGGTACAGTATTCCAAGGAAAAATTTAAGTAGTAACATAGCAAGTGAAACAGCACAAACAGACGGTGCAATTGGAGTACTTAATAACGGACTACCTATTTATAATATTCAGGATACAAATTTTTACGGAACTTCAGACTATCATTACAATAGAGTTGAATTGGCAAATAGTGCCTTTGCATTAGGAAATACTACAAGCGACGGTGTGCAATATTACCACACAATAAATGCAGAAGTAGTAGGTGAAACAGCATGGGGTAATGCAACAACACACTCAGGCATAGTGGGTTGGGCATTTGACGGCTTACCAATTTACGGACCATATGGTTACAAAGGTTTAGATACTAATGGTGATATAACAGATAACGAAATTACAAATATAAAGAGTTGTTTTTCTCTTAAAGTATCGGCTACCAGAGATACATCAATAGGTGGTGCACATACAGGAGAGTTTGTTGAAGACTTTACATTTGATAGTAATCTCGCAAGTCAACCAGGATATGTAGGTAATAATGGTGCAGGAAAATACAATGTAAGATTCGGTAAAACGCCTGAATCACCAAGCACACCAATTTATTATTATGTTTGCACACAAGATGATAATGGTAACCCAATGTTCCCATATCACATTGGTGGTGGCACAAAATCCTTTACAAACAATACTGTTCCAAACCCAGAAGACAGTACATATAGTAATAAGTTTTTTGCACTACCTAATGCAGGAAATAATAACAATCAAGGAACATTTGATTCTACTGCAAATATGGCTTTACAAAGTTTGTTCTCAGAAGTGCAAACAACAACAAATAATATCAGTGATCCATGGAAATTAGGAGATGGTGCTCCAGTAGAAAATGCATGGAAGTATTCAGTATCATATCCATTTGCTGTAGTAGAGGCATTACTAATTGCAAAACCAGGTTTGTTTGCAACAGTATTTTCAGACCCTACTAAAATTGTTATTACAGATATAGATAAAAGACATCCAGTTAGCACAGTAACTAGAAAGAAATGGTTATTTACAGACAGCAACGACTTTAATATTCATGGTGATTTAGATAGTAATGGAAATAATATTACAAATATTGGATATACCCAGTTTATACATTCATGGCTTAACTTCCAAGGCCTTAATACCTCAGAAAGTTTTGCACAAAAAATAAGAACTTTAAATATAAAACTAGGACATAGGTTTGCTGGATTTGTGGACAAAGACACAATGAGGTTGACATTAGATCAATATAGTGCCACAGGTAGTTCTACAAACTTAATTTTACCGGATGATAATATCACAGTTGCTATACATGACTCAGGATATAAAACAAGAAACTATTATAGTGGTGTAATTGTAGAAAAAACTGCTGATGGTTGGAAAGTTAGAGGTTATGATAAAAAGTTAGGTTACTTTGATACATTACAACTTGATACCAACGGCCCCACAGAAAATGTACAGGTAGGCGGTAATACAGTAAGTCATAGTACATGGACAGCAAACGTTTCATATTCAAATAATTCTTATATTATACATAACGGTGCTTACTACAAAGCCAAATCTGATGTACCAAGTAGTGATACTTTTAACATAGTATTTTGGCAATCTATAAGTAGTTTACCTCAAGAAGATACTGCAAGTGCAACGTATTATCAACAGTCTACAAACATAGTAGAACGTGTTTATTATGAAACAGAATATACAAACATTCAAAGTTTATTCAATTTCCTAATTGCCTTAGGAAGGTATCAGGAAAGAGCAGGCTACAACTTATCAACATATGACGTGAGTATAGGCGATACTAGAAATTGGTTATTTGGTGCAAAACAATATTTATTCTGGACTACAGGAAGTTGGCAAGTAGGTAACACCATAGAACTTTCTCCTTTAGCAGGTAAATTAAAATTCACTCCACCTAATGGATTTGTAGCAAAAGTAAATAGATCAGAAAGAGACATGTTCTCAATTATGGACCAAACAGGTAAAGCAATAGAGCCTACAGAATGTGATATTTTAAGAGAAGGAACTAGTATAGAGATAACTCCTCCAACAGGTTCTGACATATATGGAATAGTATTATATAGTAAAGAAATAGAACATGCTATGGTAATAGACAATGTAACAGACTTTGCTGATACCGTAAATGACCCTGTTATAAATCAGAGACAAAATCGTATAAAAATTAAAGCAACCAGAACTTTAGATTGGGACGGAAAATTAACCACGAGCGGGTTTATTGTAAATGGTGACGAACTTATACCTAACTTAGACAATTTAGCTCAAACAATGGGCCGTTATACAGAGCAAGGATTTGTACCCGTAGAACGTGATGTATACGAAGCAAGTAGACGTTTATATGGTTATCAGGAAAGATCATATCTTAACGAATTAGATATTACAGACGATCAACAGTTTGACTTCTATAAAGGAATGATCCAGAATAAAGGAACTGGAACCAGTTTAAGCAGAATAGCAAGAAGTAGTAAAATTGTTCAGGGAGATATGAACGTTTATGACGAATGGGCTATTAAAGTTGGTGACTTTGGTGATGTTGCTAATAATCAAAGTATTGAATTAAAAATAGATAGAGCAAATGTTGTGCAAGATCCACAACTTATATCATTAGCCTTCCCACAAGATACAACAGGAACAGTTTCCAGAATTGATGTTATAAATTCTAAACACAGATATTTTGAATTGCCAACTATTACAATAAACAATCCTACAACAGGAAGTAATGTTGCAACAGCAGAAGCAATTTTAAATAGTAATGGAGAGCTTAGTGGCGTAAACATTACTAATGCAGGAACAGGATATGTTGCAGGAACAGGCTTAACAATTGAAACAGCAAACATTGTTACTAACGACACTACACAAACTTTTGTTAAAGTAGACGCAATGTCTAGTGGTTATGTAACATTAAAAGAATATAGCAATGCCAATGCAAATTTATTAGTGAACAGCGATGTTTCAAATATAACAGGACTAGGAAATTTAACTGTTATTAATGCAAGTGGAAATGCAAATGTTTCATCAACATATAACTTAGGCAGTATTACAGACTTAGCAAATGTGGCCACATTTATAAACCAAGATGCCACAATTAATGCTAGTATTACCGCAAGTGTAATTACAACTAGTGCAGTAAGCAATATAAGTAGCAATGCTTCAAATGTTGGATACTTTACATACTTAAAAATTTCAGGTAACGATTTTGCTTTAAGCGACGATGATAGTAATGTTACATTAAACAAATTAAATTTAGAAAATTCTAAAAGGTATCAACCTAGACAACGTTATAAATTATCCACTGCAAATAATACTGTAAAAGCAAATATAAATGTATTAGTTAATAACTCAACAGTATCTAGTAGTAATTATGATTACGATGCTGGAGACAGATGGCAGATATCTCCACTTGCAGATACTTCAACAGGTAGTATAACATACGGTTTAACTACAACTAGTACAGGTTTAACAACAAATCTTATAAACGGTAGTACAAGTTTTGATGCAACAAATTACACTACTATAGATAATAATGATTATGCATTTATTGATGTTTATATTGACGGAGACTATATTGAAAACGAAGGCGATATAATTTATTATACAGTAACAAGTAACACTATTACTTTTGCAAATGTGGATTTATTGCCTAAAAAACAACTCACAACAAATTCAAATGTTTACATTGTTGAGCATTCAACAATTGATTTTGTGGATGCATTTAAAGGCGACGTTCCTGGAGCAACACTAAACATAAAAGCAACAACAAATGATGATATTACTGCAAGAATTACTGCTGTAAGAAATTATGAAATTACACCAGATGCTAATGACGATGAAATCATACTTTTAGATATTGATGATACTAGTAAATTCCTTAAAAAGCCTACTGGTTTAAGATCAGATGAGCTTTGGAAAACTACGTCAAATGTTAGTGCATTGGGTATTACAGATAGTAAATTTAAGCCATTGCCAAATGCAGGATACGTTAATACAAGTAATGTAACGTATAGTGCTTTTAACATTCCAAGTATTGCACAATTATTTGGTGATAATGTAGTTTTTAAACCTGAAGCAAATGATACAATTCACATAGCAAAAGCAGAAAACCAGGATTGGAATGTTTATAAACTTACAGATACAAACTCAACACTGAGCTTTGTTGAACAAGATAATATTACAGAAACTGCATATTTGTATATGAACGATGTAGATTTATTCAGTTACGTTGATAACAATGCAATAGGCGGGGAAGATAATAACAGATATTTAGACTATCATTTGGTAATTAAAGATGCAGACCTAACTGACCAATTTGTAGTTTGGACTAACCAGCAAGTAGTAGATAAAAAAGGTGTCAAGATAACAGATTTTGCAGGTGCAAATATGATTGCGGCAAACATAGCCAATATTGGACCAGCAAATGTTATGCCAATTAGTAACATTGAACCAGCAACTTCCGATAATGCTGTTGCTGTGGCAAACGTAGAAATTAAAACAGCAACATTGACCTCCAATGTTAATGCGACCCATACCACAATAAATGTAGGCAATACAAGTGGACTTACACAAGGTATGATTTTATCAACACAAGGTACTGTGCTAGGTAACATATCTACAATAGCAACAGTACATGACAGCACAACCTTAACATTGTCACAACCTTTCGGAGTAGCCCTCCCAACAGGAACAGAGATTACTTTTACAACAGGTTTAGCAACAATTACAACAAGCATGTATAATCTGGAAAATGGTGATCTTATAGGCTTTAGAGAAGGGCAACCTGCTCAAATATCAATGACTGTAATTAACCTAACTCATTATTCTAATACTGAAACATTAATATTCAGTGTTGGAAGTAATACACAAACAATGTCATTAAGTGAAGACTTAACATTGCAAGATGTATTTTATGCTGGTAACACCAATCCGATACCAATACATGATATTGAAGCGGCTCAGTATGCAGAAGTTACTGCAGGTAATATAGTAGCAAATGTAGAGTACAGTATTAATTCATTAGGCAATACCGATTTTAATCTTCCTGCAGGTACTTCAGGTGTTACTTATGATGTAGGTGATATATTTACAGCCACTACAGCCGGCACAGGTACTGGTACAGTTGTTAAAACAACTGCTACAGAGTATATAGGAAATAACAATTCACTAACAATACCAACAAGTTATTTAAGTGTTAGTGGCGAAGCGATAGACGTACGCAAAACAGATCTTACGAAGTTGTGGGTTTCTGTAAGTGGCAATTTACAAACTTATGGGCCAGCCAATATGGTTCAAATAGGAAGTTCTATTGAAGTAGTTTCTACTAATAGTGATTACAATGGAAGAGTATACCCAATTTGTGATATAGATCCTTCAGGTACAGCAATCGCTATACAAAGCGATGACTTCCCATTAGATAGTAATGCAAGTATATATTACGACAAGATCGATACTGCTGTAATGGGAGTTACAGGATTTAAATACAATAATCATAGTAATTTACATACAAAAGATTATACTATCTCAAATGTTACAAGTGCAGGATTTACAGTTTATGATGCAAATGTTACATCTAATATTTCAGGAGATATTTTAAGCATTGCTTACTATGGCAAAACTAAAATTACAGCCAATACAGTAGACCATAATTTGGCACAAGGTGATGTAGTAAAATTAATTGCTAGTGCATATAGTGGATATTATTACATAGAGAGTGCTACAGAAGATACTTTTGTAATTAACCAACCTTATAATGCAAATGTAAGTAAAACAGGAAATATTATCAAACCTGGTATGGTAATTCACACTGATAAAGACCATGGCATCAGCGAAGAATATGTAGGAAAACGTATTGCTGTACACATGGCTGAACCAGACTATTACAACAAAGTTTATACTGTGACAGGAGTCACAACAGGAACATCTAACACAATTACTATTTCTGATGCATTTAGTTTTGCTGATGTGGCCAATGCTCAGTTTACAGCATGGGCACCAAGTACTTCTTTTGCAAAAGGTGAAAGAATACTTAATGGAGTTGTTACTTATGTGGCCGCAAATGCATTTACTTCAGGATCAACTTTTGAATCTGATAATCTAAATGTTGGAAAACCAGCTCTTTTAACAACTGTAGATCACAATAAAATTAAACTCAACAACACAGAGATTGTATTAGGAGATATTAAATCAGAAGAAGATGTTGTAGATAGTATTAACAATGCAATGGCTTTAAGACGTGGTGCAGTAGATAATGACCATACTCAAATATCGTTTGCAATGATTACTGGTAAAAATAATAATAAACTTACTCCTATTTTAAGTGATTACAGACAAGTTGATGGGTATTCACCATATGTTAATGCCGACAATGTAGAAAATACATTATTAGGCGACGGATTAACAAAAGCAGGTGATTTAAATTATAGAATTAATAAAAAAGGATTTGTAAATGATCCAAATAATCCAGATTTCCCAACCAATTTAACTGATGCTGTTGGTAATGACCCAGCAACAACTTTAAACACAGGCACTAAAAATCCATTTTACTTGGGCAGTAAAAACAATTATGGTATACCAACAGACCCATCAAAGGTTCCTTTATTTAATTTCCCTGATGAGAATGGTACACCTGTACCAGGCTCCGGAATAGATAGTGGTGCTAAACCAATTATTGATCCTAGAAAAGCAGTTGCAAATATTAGTAAAAAACCTTGTGTTGATATGTGTAGTCCTATACATATACCTCCAACTCCGGCTGTACCAGTATCAGGTGGAGTTGTAAGTCCTCCAGTAATGACAACAACCTGCTTTGGTGGCTCATTAGTAGACTCAGCAGGAAATCCTGGAGTTTATAGTATTAGCGGAAGAGGTCATGGAGATAGACGTTTTGGAGGAAATTGGTCAGGACATTATGTACTCAAAGGACCTAATGCAGGATATGTTAGCCAAGTTGGTGGAAGTAGAGGCGGACTTAGTGCTAGAGGTTTAGCAGGTGTTATGACATGGAGTGATAATGGTAGCACAATGAATTTTAATATGAAATTGAAATTCAATAAAGCAGGAACTTTTTATGCTCATGTTTATAATGCAGGTAGAAGTGGTTATAACGATAGAACTTATGTAAAAATTAACAATGTTACTAATGGTACAACAAATTTAGGAAGACAAAATTCCGTACATACAGGTAAAGGATTTAGTTTTAATGGACCAGGTGGAGTAAAAGCATTTACTGTTTCTGCAGGAGACATAATACAATTTAAAGGCACATGTAGGGGTGGTAGTAACCATTGGCATGGTTTGTGTATGCATATTTCTACAAGCTCATCAGGATTAGATACATGTACTAAATCACTACAGCCGGGCCCAGGATCAACATCAGGATATGCTAACTTGCCTGTATCTCAAAATTACAGTAATTCTAATATTACATTTCATGAGCAACATAATAGATCAGCAAATCAGGAAGACAATAATTTTTATACATTAAAAGGAAGTGGTGTAGTAGAAATATTATTTGATATGTACAGCGGTGCTGACAGATTAGAAGTATTCCAAGGTGTAAGTAAAGGTGGAGAAAGCAAAAGACTTGGCGGAACAATGGACCAAGGCTCAGTTATAAAACTTACAGATGCTGAAAAACAAGAAATACTCACAAAAGCAGGTTCAAACAATGCAACCAAGTTTGGTAGTGGCTCTAAAGTTATAGACTTCGCACACTCTGGTCAAAATGTAAGATATGGTGGTAAATTAACTGTAGCGGTAGATATTAATAATGGTACTTACCTTAAAGTAAAAGTTAATAAGCCTTCTATTGTATATAGATATGTAATCAAATTACCAGACACACCACCTAAACCGCCAGAGCCAAAGAGCAATCCTGCACCAGGCCAATCTTGTAATGTAGCAATTTATAATCCTCAGACACCAACACCTTCCACAGGCGTACAGACACCTATTTACTCTCCAGGTGGTAACCAAACAACCACTAAGAAAAATACTGGAGCATCTTATGGTGGCGTAGGTGGCGGTGGCGGCGGTGGCGGTGGCTATAGTAGTTACGGATCACAGTCTAATATGATGTATAATTATTATCAGAGTATAGGAAAGCCTGGCGGTGGAGGCGGTGGCGGGTCAATAAAACAATCAGGTACCAGTCATCATTATTCAGCAAACTATGGAGGAATGGGATTAGCACCTATGGCAGGTTTCAGTATGATTCCTGATATATTTAAAAAGACAGTTAAAGTTACAGCAAGTAATAGTTATGGAAAATATCAACCATTAACAGGCTCACAATTTGTAAACAATACTGTACAACGTGTTACAGGAGGAAAAATATTACCTCTTGCACAACCTTTAAGAAACGTTGCACCAAGTAAGCCTGGTAAACTAAGAGCATTAGATATTTCAAACTATCCGTTCTGGAACGAGCTTACATATACAGGAGACAATTATTACAAAAAAGGTAATACTTTCTTTACATATACACCAGGAAAAATAGGTACTGATATTAGATTGCAGGACGGCACAGTTATAGGAAATGTACTTGACGACTTTAATTTATCAGGTGGCATACCAGCAAGTGATGTGATATTAAACTATCCTGGTCAAATACCTAATATTTTACCTAATCCTGATAATGGGTCAATTAATCTAGAACCAGGTTATACATTGCCGGCTGAAGACTCACCATATGACAGTAATGTTACATATAGTGAAAGCCCAGTTATAGGAATTACTCCTAAAATTAAAGACAAAAATGGAAATTATATTCCAGCAGGTCCAACAGTATATTGTGATTTAAGTAGACCTACTCCTGGACATACTATTGCACTAGATGATATGACAGGTATTACACCAGGTGATGAATTAATTATTAATAATACAAAAATTAAATTCCCAGGTTCAGATACCAAAGTAGTTGAAAATGCTTTAAGATGTACTCAAGGCAGTGGCTTTATGGTACATGATACGTTTAAAGATGGCAAACCAGCACTAAGAGTTAGTAGTTGTAGTAATGCGCCATTAACAATCAGAGACGGTTGTTCAGGAGGCATTTACAAAGAAGTATTAGACTTCCATGTTGTTAGAGGATTTGAACAAAGCGAAACAGAAACAAGTAATACAGCAGTAATACCAGCAACCACAGGTTACGGATATGCAAATGGTAATGTAGGTGTTGATGCTAGAGCAGGCACATCACAAATGTATACTTTGTATAATGCATCTGGCACAGTTACTGATTATACAGGAGCAGGAAGAAATGTATCATCTCCAGATATGGATAATGGTAAAATACTTTCTAGCAAAACAACTTCTAAAACAACAGGTGGTAGTGGTTATGGTGTTGGTGATAGATTAAGAATAGTTGGTGGGTTACCAATAGAAAATCCATATGGTGGTATTACAGAATTCTGTATCGATATGCCTGGTATGAATTACACCAGTGCCGGAAATGTTAAAGTTTATATTGGAGACGGTACTACACCAGGTTCAGGTGCAAAAGCAGGTACTGTAATATTAAATGAAAACGGTGGAATAGCAAGTATAGAAATAATTTCAGGCGGTGAAGGATATGACTTTGCAAGACCGCCTAAAGTAAAAATTCTAGATTTAGGAGAAGGTGCTATACAAAATGGAATTCCTGCAGAAGTATCTGTTAAAATAGGTACCGGAAGAGGACTACCACCTAGAGTAGCCAAGTTTATTGTATCAAGTGTTGATGCAAACGGAACTATTACAAGTTTACAAATTATTGATCGAGGAATTTATAAACAGTTTCCTGCAGACTTAACACAAGGTGTACCATTGGAGTACGATGCTGTTGGTTTAGGAGACGAATCAGGCGTAGATGCAAACGGAGTATTTTTCCAAGGTACAGGATTAGGACAATTTGATCCTTTAAACGATAACGATAGACTGGAATCACCAGGAGGCTATGACCCACTTAATGGTTTAGTTGGTGGTGGTACTGGTGCTAGGGTATTCCTAACAGCAAGGGAAATACCTGACTGCTCTGAAAAGGGAGATGCTAAATCTAAATTAGGCTTCCCAGATCAAGTTATAGATATTAATATCCCAGAAGATATTGCGGCATGTTTAAATAATGCATTATTTGATGCAGGATACGATCCAGATAAAATACATATTGATACAGAAAATGTAAATGACTTAATTGACTTGTTAAAATTCAGAACACCTGGATATGACGGTATAGCAATTGATGAACTTACACCAGGATTCCTAGAAAAACTAGGTATACCGCCTGGAGATTATAATATTGACAGTTTATGTATTAGTGCAGTATTAGAAACACCTAACTCACCAATTAGAAGAGCAAATAAAATAGAATCCGGAACAAATTTATTAGACGATAACAGATTCCAGGTAGCAACAATACCAGATTCACCAGTAATATCAATTAATTGTATTGACACAATTGGTGATGGATATGGCAGTAATGGTAGTCCAGGGGATTCAGATTCAGGTGTAGGGCGTAATGGTCAAGATCCTAATAGTATTTTAGGAGATGCAAATGTTGTATTTACAACTGACATGTTCCAGTACGAATTACGAACAACTAGTGGAGAGCCAGTAAATACACTTAACTTACAACAAGAATGTAGTGTGTTATATTTAGAGAGTGCAAGATACAATAAAAATAATGGCAATGTTGTTGTTAAAGATGGTGTAAATGTAAACCTAGAAACACTAAGCAATGTTTGGATTGATAATTATAATGATTCAGGTTGGGCATATTTAGAAAGCAATGTAGCAAAAGCAACACAGCCTAATTTGGTTGATACAACTTTTGTAGACAATGCAATTATATATGATCAAGAAACTGGTGAAAAAGAATACGATTTACATTTTTATGATCCTTTTAAAGGAGTAATACCAGGATTTATACAAAAAGAAATCGCATTTACTGGACCAAGCGACCCTGTAGTATATAATAATGCAAGAACTGGTTTTGGTAGAAAAGATATCGGTAAAGTTTGGTGGAATACAAGCACTATTGCTTACAAATGGTATGAGCAAGGCACAAATCGTGACAGATGGTTAAATTGGGGACAAGCCTTCCCTGGTAGTGGTATTACATTATTTGAATGGGTAGAGGATATTGTACCTCCTGTAAATTATAATGGTACTGGTACACCTAAAAACAATTCAGAGTTTGTTGTAGAGAGAAGAATTAATCCAGTAAATGGAAGGTATGCCAACTATTACTACTTCTGGGTACAGAATAAAACAGATTTAGAAAATACTGCTATTGAAGAATTAGGAAGAGAGTACGATACCTTTACATTAGCAAAATATCTAGCAGATCCTATTGGTGCTGGACTGCCTCTAATCAGTTTTGTAAGTGATAAAGCAATGGTGTTAAGTAATATTGCTCCATTATTAAGAGAAGATGAGCAAAACTTACAGATTAACTTTAGCAGAAACTTAAATCCTGTAGGACAAAAACATACAGCATGGAAACTGCTTAGACAAGATGACAACAACAGCATAATTCCTGAAGATTTAAGTGACAAACTTATTGACAGTTTAGCAGGTACTGATGCACTAGGTCAAGCAGTCCCAGATCCACTTTTAAGTGAAGTAGAAGCATATGGAGTTAAATTTAGACCTAGACAAAGTATGTTTAAAGACCTAAAAGGTGCTAGACAAGTGTTACATTATACTTTAAATGAAATATTAGCAGACTTACAGTTATCAACTAATTATCCAGATTGGGATAACGGCATACCTGCTTCAAGAACATACATTGAAACAGTAAATTGGTACGGTACGCAATATGTAGACGCAGGAACCAATAAGAAAGTAAGATATGATGCAACATTTAAACCAATCTATAAAGTAAATAGTGTTCAAGAACTAGATACATTACAAAGCATACCTGACAATACTATTGTACAGGTAAAAGGTCCTAATTCAGAGTATTATTCTTTACATAAGTACATTTCTGCAACTAAAACGTTTGACTTAATATCAATTCAAAACGATAATGTAAGATTAAAAACTTCTATATATACAGACAACACAAACAACACATTAAGTAGTGAATTAAGGCTTTTATTAGTTGCATTACGTGATAATGTGTTTGCAGGAACCAATTTATGGAACAAACTGTTCTTTGCACTTATGAAATATGCATATACTGAACAAAAGCAATTAGATTGGGCATTTAAAACTAGTTATGTGTTTGTAGAAAAAGAAGAAGAGGACTTAATCGAAATTAATGGCTTTAAAGTTGATAATTTTGACAAAGTATTACAGTATTTTGATGAAGTAAAACCATATACAGCAAAAGTTAGAGAATATAAAGATGGTAAATCGCCTATTAGAGAAAAAATTGGAACGAATGCAGTAAGTGACTTTGATAAACCACCTTATGCAGACCCTGTTACAGGTAATGTAAGGATATTAGACGACTTTGTACAAGCAGATTCAAATATTATACAAACTAACAATGCATATACAAACTATTACAGTATATCTAATAAATCTTTAGACCCAATAAGGCACAGTAATACAACAATTAAATTTGATAGAGTGGATTATCAATTATTACCACATGACTATCTACCAGCAGTTAATATTGCTACATGGACGGCTAACGCAACCTACCCACGCAACTCATATGTAGTCAATAATGGAACATACTACAAAGCAAATATAGACATTGCAGGAGCCTCCTCCTTTAGTAGTACAAACTGGTCAGCACTAGGCAGTAATGTTAGTGTAATTCCAGTAGCAGATACGGCCAATAGTGCGATCGCCAGAAACATGGTTACATTAACAGTACAATCAAATGCAGATGTACAAGCAAACACACTTGTAACTGCTTCTGAAAGAGCATTTAAATTTAATCCTGCTATTCAAACACAGTTTGCGGCAGAATTAAATACATATTATAGTATAACTGATGCAGTATCAAATACAAATGTAATCAATAGTGCTAATCTAAGTAGTAGTATAGCAAACATCACAGCAGTTGTCAATAGTGGTAGTTTAAATAAAACATTGTCTTTGATACAAATTGCTACAGGCGGTAATTTCCTAGGTGAAACAATTGATGGAGATTTATTTAATAAAGCATTTGGTGTTGATACTAATACGTTCCAATCACAAATAGGATTTAATAGAACTAAATGGAATAGTGGTCCTATAGATTTACAAGTTGATGTAAAAAATTATCAAGGTGTATTTAATACCGCTATTGCAGGCAATCAAGTAAGTTTTGAAAGAGATGGAACAGTATACGAAGGATTTGATGGGGTAACATTTAAACGTGTATTATATGGTGAAGAAAGACCACAAGAACTTGTTATGGTTGAGCCATTAGAGACATTAATATTTAGAGTTACATCGCATAAACATTTACAAGGTAATACTAGTTTAAGTAGTGCAAGTGCAAATGCCTCAACAGTTAAATATCAAATCACAAATAATATATACGGTGACTCAGAATTTATTAGAATTAAACAAGATGGAAGTACAACAACTACAACTTCAGCAAATTTATACACATATAGTAATGAAATAACAGTTGCTAATGCAAGTGTACTTGCAAAACCTTTAGCAAGAATTCCAGGTATTATATGGGTGGGATCAGAAAGAATTGAGTATACAAAAAGAAATACTAACACAAACAAACTATCTGGTTTAACTAGAGGAACAAACGGAACATCTATACAAGATTGGGCATCAGGTACTGAGGTAATAAATGCAAACAGCTCAGAACAATTTAAAAAATACCCAACATCAAGCAATGTTTGGTTAGATAATGGTGCTGTTAGTTTAGCAGACTTAGGAAATGCTAATGTTAGTGATAGTTCAAGTATAATGCGATTCCTACATGGTCGTGAATAAAAACAGGGTATAACGAAGATGATAAATAGTGTTATGAAACAAGAAGGCGAAGAAATGAAAAATGAAAAACCAGAAGCAGTTAATGAACATGCTGGAATAGGTATGAACGGTCACATACTGATTCGCGATAAAGAAACAGGTGAGGAACTTGTAAACAAAAGGAATGCTATTCACTATGGTAACATGGCAAATGGTGTTGCAAATGCACTAGGTGGAGATTCGACTGCACGAGATAATGCTAAAATACATTTTATGGCATTTGGTAATGGCGGTACGAGTGTTGATACAGCAGGTAAAGTTGTATATAAATCGCCACGTGTTAGTGAAAGTTTTGAAGCAAGTGCTGATTTGTATTCAAGATCATATAATAAAATTATAAGTAATAATACTTCAACAGACAAAATTGAAGTAGTATCCGGATCATCATTTACAGATTTAAAAATTACATGTACATTGGGTTACGCAGAGCCAAGCGATCAAGATTTATTTGATAGTAGTACAGATAATGATGGAAGTTATGTATTTGATGAGTTGGCACTTTTTAGTTATCCGACAGATAATACAAATATAACAACAAGTAAAATGCTAACACACGTGGTATTCCACCCAGTACAGAAATCACAAAACAGAATTATAGAAATTATTTATACCGTAAGGATACAATTAAGTTAATAGAAGATTAATATGCCATATTCAGTAAACAATACAGATAGTAGTTTAAAATTTACAATACAAGACGGCGTCATTGACAGTAGTACCCTATCAGTGTCAATGATAGGAACTAATGCAGAAAATTATGCAGACGAGATTGCGAGAAATGATGTTCAACTATTAGAAAATTTTGCAAGTATATCTGCACCTACGGCTGGAACAGTTTTAACTGGCCAACTATGGTATGACAAAACAGATAATGTATTAAGAGTTTATAAAGGAACATCAGGCGAATGGGTAAATTTAGAACCATTAGTAACTAATTCAGCACCTACAAGACTTACTCCTATTATAGGGGAAAGATATTTTGATACCTCTAATAATAAATTTTACATTTATGATGGTGCTAGTTGGAAACCTACAGGGTATGCAGGTGAAGAAACAAGTGCATTATCAGGTGATAGTTTAGTACATAACCCTACAAAATTTGGTGCTAAAGTTAGAGCAATATTTTTAAAAGATACTTCAGGAAGAGTTCATCCATGTATGGCATTAGTTTATGTAAACAATTCCACAAGTAATGAATTATACGGTACCAGTACAAATGGTGAAACAATCATGGCTATATTTAACCATGATGCAACCTTTACAGCAGATAATGTAATATCAAATTCAGAAGGCGACAGCATAAATTACTATGCAGAATTAAATGCTACAGGTGGTATTGGTGTAATTATTAATAAAGGTATGAACTTGCGTAAAGACTATGTTGCTGAAGCAGTTAATTTGGCAACAGAAGCCATTACTGCTCAAAAGGCAAATGCCCTATTTAGAGCAGGTCAGGTTGTATCAGCGGCAAGTATTATTACTGACGATATTAGTTTTATACCTACTGGTTCACCAGGTTCTTTAACTTTAGGAAGTTCTACACAATACTTTGATACACTTTTTGCACAAAGAGTAAAATTAGGCGACGGTGGTCAAGCAGAAATAGAAACTGCAACAGACAATTTAGGTATTTTAGGGAATTCAGAAAAGGCTTTTGCAGATCTTTATACATATGACGTACATGCTAACGCAAACGTAAATGTAGGTGAAATATTATCAGTAACAGGTAATTCAAATTTAACAGGCAATGTTAATATTACTAATCATTTACAAGTAAACCAAACCATTAGAAGTAATGCCACAATATATGGTGCAACATTAACAGATAATGTCTTACAAATAAATTCAGGAAGTATTGGTAGTGCTATAAATGGAACATTTAGCGGAAGAATTACATTTGGTGATTTATTTGACGGTTCAATATCGATAACAGACTTTGATAGCTCTGGTTCATTATCTTCTAATAGTGACAACAAATTACCTACACAAAGAGCAGTAAAAACTTTTGTAGATACAGAAATTGCTACCTTAAAGAGTTATGTTGAAACTCAAGATAAAGCACAAGACTTAGACTTTGGTGGTGACTCAGGCACAGGTGCAGTAATAATTGGTAATGCTACAGTAGATAGTGCATCAATGACATTTACAGGCGGTGATGGTATAACAACATCTGCATCAGGTACAACTTTAACTACAGATGTAGATAATACAGTTGTTAGAACAAGTGGTGCTCAAACTATTGCTGGTGTAAAAACATTTTCTAATGACACAAACTTTAGCCAAAATGTAGTAATATCAGGAAATCTTAATGTAACTGGTACACAAACAACGGTCAACTCCGCAACTTTAAGTGTTGCAGATAATGAAATAACACTTAACAGTGATGTAACAGGAACACCAAGCGAAAATGCAGGAATAGAAGTTGAACGCGGAAGTTCTACAAATGTAAGACTCAGATGGAACGAAAGCACAGACAAATGGCAGTTTACAAATGATGGTAGTACTTATACAGATATTACAACATACAGTAATTTTAGTGTAACAAGTAATAGTGCAAGTGGTAATGGTGCTTTAACATATAATAATGGAAACGGTACTTTTACATTCACACCTGCAGATACAAGTTTGGCTACCAAGTCAACAACTAATTTATCAGAAGGCACAAATTTATACTACACAAATGCTAGAGCAGATGCCAGAATTGGAGCGGCTGATTTAACAGATTTGTCAGATGTAAGTTATAGTAGCCCATCCGACCAACAAGCTCTTATTTGGAATGGATCTAATAACAGATGGGAGGCAACAGCATTGCCTTCAGGTGTTACAACACTTGTAAACCTTACTGACATAGACTCAACTAATTCAGCAGGACAGGTTCTACAATCTGACGGTGACGGTACATTTAGTTTCGGATCAGTAAGTACAGCAAATTATTATGTAGACGGTTTATCTTTTAATACTAGTACTGGTGTATTAACAGCAAGTGTAAATGGTACAACAAACCAAACAGTAGATCTAGATGGCAGATATAGTACAACAGATACTATATATAGTACAGCAACCAGCAGTACTGCAGGTATATTAAAAATTGGTTATACTGAGAATGGGAAAAATTATCCATTAGAACTTAATGGAAGTGCTCAAGCATTTGTAAATGTTCCCTGGACAGATACAAATACAACTTATTCAACAGCATCAAGCGGTACATTAGGACTTGTAAAAATTGGATTCCCAGAAAGCGGTAAAAATTATCCTATTGAACTAAATGCAAGTGGGCAGGCGTATGTTAATGTTCCTTGGGTAGACACAAATACTAACACAACATATACTGCTAGTGGAAATGGCCTGGAACTTAACGGAACTGTGTTTAGTCATAAAGATACCTCAAGTGTTAGTGATTTAACTGCAAGTGGTAGAAGGTATGTTACAGGATTAACATTTGATGAATTTGGTCATGTTACCGGTCTAACACACGGAACTGAAACGGTAGTAAATACCGACACCAACGATAACTATTATGTTGATGGTGTTACATGGAATAGTGGCAACGGACAATTAACATTATCAATGTCTGGAATTAGTAACCATGTTGTAGATTTAGACGGTAGATATTTAACTTCATATACAGATACAACTTATTCACAAGCAACTTCTAGTACATTAGGTCTTGTTAAAATTGGATATTCCGAGAATGGTAAAAACTATCCAGTTGAATTATCAAGTGGTCAAATGTATGTTAATGTACCTTGGACGGATACCAATACAACTTATTCAAATTTAAACCAATTTACAAATGGACCTGGTTATACAACGTATAGTTCAAACCAAGCAACTGATACAACAAGTACAGTACAATTTGGATTGGTCAGATCCACAGGCGACGTTGTTGCTTATTATAGTTCAGATGAAAGATTAAAAGACAATGTTAAACCAATTGAAAATGCATTAGAAAAATTAACAAAAATACGTGGTGTTGAGTTCGATTGGAACGACAAGCAAGACGTATATGAAGGACATGACACTGGTGTTATAGCACAGGAAGTACAAAAGGTATTACCAGAAGTTGTAACAGAACGTGAAGATGGTATGTTGGCAGTTAAATACGAAAAAATGGTAGGCTTGTTAATAGAGTCTATAAAAGATTTAAAAGCAGAAGTAGACGACTTAAAACGCCAACTAAACGAGAAGTAATATGACATTACCAGCATCAGGAGAAATATCCATGAGGGATATATTACTAGAGAAACTGGGTAACCCTAGTACATTTCCTGCCGCAACAAATGTATCATTACGTGGATTGGCTAGTGATAGTTATAACGATTATCTGTCAGGTGGTTCTGCATATATAAATATTCCTTTTGAAACATATCAAAACGCCACCGCCGCCACGTTTAATCCAGGTACAGGTATGTGGTCGTACACTCTTGCTGAATTACCTGCCGACCCTAAAATATCAGAATTTTACAGTCTTTGGGGATTTACATTAGGGAGACTTTTGGGTGAAAATGGAAATAAAGCAACCTCTGTTGGTAGTAGTTACTTTACTCATACTGATGTCGACAGTACCGGTAATGCTAAAGCAACAACCACAATGAATATACATTTTGCTACCAGTCAGTCCTCTTTTACCTATGGAGGTAGTACATTTTACTATTATGCTGATCTGATAAAAATGCTAGATCATAGTTATAGCGGCCCGGCAACCACTGGTACTACAAGTATTGGCCTAGGCCTGTGGAACAGTAAAAGAACTCAGTGTACAAAAATAGAAGCTCGATGGATATTAGAAGATGTTAGTATAACTTATCAAGGAGATGCTGATGCAATAGGCGATGGAGTATATGCCAGAATTCAGCCTGGTGGAAGTTATAGTAATCAGCAAGAATTTGTGATTCCTAATAGCCTTAGTAGTGGTGACTGGACTGGTGCTTGGAAAGAGATTACTCCTGCAATTTTAGGAGGCAGTGGTGGCAATATTTGTTACAACTCTTTAGGTGTTCATACTAATGTTGATGAAGGTGAAGATGGCCAAACAATTTTAGACGGCGGTAGCAGTGGATATGCCGCATTACAGATTAGAATAAATGGACAGGATGATCAAATACACACTTATAATAGTGCCCTTGGCGTCCTAGATTTAGAGGCAGACGCATACGAATATCCGAGCTTTACATGTATTATGCCAGATATGAAAGTATATAAGGAAGGAAGTGGTCTTGTAAGAATAGGTGACATTGTTGTGGGAGATAAAATTTTAGCCAGAGGTGATCTAGAAGATACCACAGTTGCTGATCAATATGTTGAAGTCACAGAAGCCAGAACACATAACAGACCTGGTTATTGGGATATGGATGGTTTACACATAACAAATGACCACCCAATATATCTCACAGACGATGCCACAGGAGTCTCTCATTGGGCACCTATAGAAGCAATGCTACAAGCTCAGACTGAAGACGGAAGAACATGCCAGGAAGTAACTGGTGCAACTTATCAAAAGGAAGATGTAGATCCAGTATATCTGGGAACTAATCCTGGTTGGTATTATGTGTACCATACAGACACAACAGTTAAGAGTACAGTAAGTGGAGACTATGCGCCAACAACTGGATGATTTTATTGAACTTATACAAAGCGATAAATTAATAGAACAATTTCCAGATCATGATATTTACCTAATGGGAAATTTTCCCTATAATGAAACACCTGATGTTGATATTACCATTATAGGCGAAGTTACACCTGAAATAGGAAAACAGGTGTTAGATGTATATAGAAAATACCGCAATCTGTTTCCACTTCCATTAGATCCTGTGTTGAGCCCAAACACAAATTTATTCAAACATATTTCCAGATTTAACGAATGTACGGATGATATATATTATTTTGATGAAGAGATTACCAGATATAAACTTTGGCGACAAAAAGACAATGATTATCACGGCCGAGAAGCAATAGAAATAAATCCCAGACTTTTTAAAGTCACACAAATATTTGCCAGAAAAGATACAAAATATAAAGAACGAAAATGGACTTATCCCATATTGCTAAGTGACTTAATAAAGTTAAAAGCATGAAAAATTTATTAATACTAGCAACTCCTAGATCCGGATCTGGTGCTTTGTATCAGGCAATCTCCAGCAATTATTTTGAATATCATTCTTATTACGAGCCCTGGAGTAAATGGAATCCAGTAACAATACAGGGAGAACATATTGTTAAAAGTTTAGTAAATCATAAAGATAATTGGGAACAAACAATAAATAATTATGATAAAGTAATTTACATAAGCAGGAAGGATAAAGAAGCAGGATTTCAAAGTTATAAACAGGCACAACAATCCAGAAACTTTGTTGACAAGTATAAACAAGATGACAGCATACCAGAATTAAAAGGTATCAGGGACTTTTATTACGATACTTTTAATCGTTTGGAAGCCACAGCAACCGATAAAATTTGGTATTATGAAGATTTATTTTTTAACAGAATAGAAATAGATAAACTAATTAGACACCATAATTTAAAAATCAGGCATACAGAAAGATTTTATAACTTTTTTAAAACAGAATACAAATATGGATATTGACTACTTAAGAAAAAACATTGTTGATGAAGAAGACCAACGGCATAGTGGTGTAGGTAGTCCATTGCAACCTTATTATCATGGCTTAGGTTGTATCAGATTATGTATGAAAGATCAAACATTTATAAATTTTTATTCAGACAAATATATAAAAGCCATTTCCAAATATGTGCATACACACAGAGAGAACTTCACATCAGAAGCAATATATGGTAGTTATGATAATATATTATACGACATAAAGCCAGTAAGCAACCCAGCAGAATACAGAGAAGAATGGGTAGAGTGCTGGACTGATGGAGGCAATTTTACTATTCACGAAAATGTTGAAGTTATAGAAATGGCTAGAAAAACTTTAAATCCAGGCGAAACTATGTTCCACCGTTATAATGACTATCATGATTTAGAACTTAATACTGAACATGCTGTAACCAAAGTAACATTTGATTTTTCCTGGCCATATCCAACTAGGTATAGAGGAAAAATATATCCTAAAATTATAAGACCAAATGACGGAGACTTTGTTGGTGCCGCAAATAATTATGGTAAAGCAGAAGATAATTGGGAAATTATAGACACTATTTTAAATGAAATATAGAACAATATTAACGTCTAACGAATTAAAAAGACTTTATGAAAGAGCTATAAACACAGATCCTATTCCAGCAAAGACTAGTAGAGGATTATCTAAATCCAGAGTAACAGACAAAGTTTATCTCACCATGGAGGGTTTTTGGGATATAACTGAAAAATTAAATTCTTGTATTGATGATTGTAACGTATGCCAAATAGAACTATTGATATATAAAAAAGGCTCTTACTTTACAAAACATAAAGATATTGCAAAAGGTAATAATAAGAGAATTTGGTCTTCAACTACATTAATTTATGAAAGCCCTGATTTAAAAGGCGGAGTTTTAAAAATTAATGATAAAGTTGTAAAATTAAATGTAGGACAAACTATATTATTTCCATCTACAGAATATCATGAAGTAACTAAAATTGAAGAAGGAACTAGAATATCTCTAGTTGCATGGTTTAATAAATTATTTAAAATTCCAAAATACTAAACTGTATCTTGTACCTGATTTTACTGTTTTTACGCCATGTTTGGGATTATTTTGTCTGTCTAAAGCATCACAAGGAACCTGAATAACACTTCCTACTTCTTGAGGGATTACCTGTCTATCAACAGTAAATTCACCACCTTGATAATCATCGTTAAGTGGAATTATCATAACAGAATCTGAACTTTTGTTTGTGCCAGGAGCCCAATAGTTACTCATACACATCCATTCTGCGTCTCTGTGTTCACGAACATACTCACCTTTTTCGTACTTCATAACTTTACATCTGTATACAGGTTTACCGTCCCATTCTGGAAATACTGGTTCCATGGCCGATTGAGATACTTTACGCATGTCACTAGATTGATCAAAACTTCTTTCTATAGTATTTGCATCTAACTCTTCTTTTGTAAGATGAATATTTTGCTCAGCAACATCCTTTTTAAGAATATCATATTCGAAATTTTTAGCATCTGATATGATTTGTACACATTGCTCTTTTGTCAATACATTATGCTTTATTTTAATGTTTTTCATAATCATATTTATCTTATCGCAAAAGTTAAAAAAAGGATAAATACAAGTAACAGAATAAATTTTTTTAGGAGAAGATATGCCTTCAGGATCTAATTACAATGTGTCAGGTGGCACTACAATGACAGGTGTTGTTGCAGGAGATAGTATTGAAGACGGAGATTTCAATAATATGCGTACCAATGTGAATTCATTATTAGGTACAGCGGCTGATGTAACAACCGGAACATATACAGCATCAAATACATTTGGATGGGGTCAAGGCGGAGTAGGTGTTAATGCCGCTTCAGCAGGTGGTTTAATTTATGCCGATAACGCCACAGGCGGGTTTAAAAGATTACAGGATGACGTACAGGCAATGTGTGCCTTTTTAGGTGTATCAGTTAGATCAGGTGTTGGTAGTGATGTTGCTGATGGAGGATCTATTACAGCAACAACTTGGACTAACACAATGTTAAACATACAAGATTGTTGGAATGCTAGATTTAGTCCAGCAAGTAGAACTTATGCAACAGGTGATAGTTCAACTTACACTAGTGCTTGGGCAAACAGTTTAACAGCAGAAGCAACTTATACATGGGGCACAGAAGCGGCGTGTAGAGCATATTTTAATGGTGGTGGCAGAATAGGATTTACTGCTTCAAGAGCCGGTGGTAGTTCAACCACACAGAACACTAACTGGACAAATACATTAAGTGCAATGGAAAATGTACTTCTAGATTACCAAACAGGTGCAGGTGCTTCAGGAACAAACAACAACGTAGGTTTTTACGAACTTACAACAAGTTATCAAACAATTTGGACTAAGTTTGGTTCAGGTAGTTATGCTAGTAACTTCTTTAGACTAGAAGCAAAAGTAAACAGCACAACCAATCCTACAATAGTTACATGTAAAGCAACATTTAGTGATCCACATTCCGCAGGTGCAGGTGCATTAGGACCAGATGGTATTGCAGGTACAGGTGATGAAAGTTACAACAATGACGGTGTAGATGGAACAATCACATTAAATGGTAGAACTCATTCACCAGACGCAAGTGGATCAGGTTTTAGTTTTACAGCACCTACAGTAAGTGTTGGAACTATAAGCGGATCATAATAAAAATACAACTTTTAAAGCCAGTTCACAGTAACTGGCTTTTTTTTGACTTATAAATATACACATGAGTACCCGCTTGACAAAGGCTCTGGAATTTGCGAATTACAGAGTAACATTAAATAATCAACAGGCCCAATTAAAGGCCAAAACGCAAAGTCTATTGAGTTATAGTATTAATGGTGGTACATTTACTATATCTCCATCAGGAACTATTAATGCAACAACAGGAGAAATTGATATTACATTAACAGGGATTGGTAGTTATACTATTTATTATAATACGACTTCTGCAGGAAATGCTTGTCCTTCTGTAGATTCTGTACAAATAACAATTAATCCACAAAATACAATTAGTATAAATCCTGTTAACCCTATTTGCTTAAATGACACCTTAAATCTTTCTGCAAATACAACAGGTACAGGAACTGTAACATGGTACGCTGATGCTGCTGGTACTATTATTATTGGAAC